ACTACATGCAGTGCAGAGCATGTGGCGGCTACTTCGACATGCGCGATCTGGGCGCAGTGTGCGAGCACGAGGGACCGTTGCCGCATCCGGCGACCGCCGAAGGCCGGATGGAAGTCTGAGACGAGAGGCCCGATGTCGCGCACGCCCGAAAGTCAAGTCCTGGCCCGCATAAATACGCGAGCAGAGCGCGAGCGCATCCGCAAAGCGCAAGAGGTAGAGATGGAGGCGGCTTTGCTCGCGTGGCTGCAGATGCAGAGCAGCGAGAACAGCCATCGTCTGTACAATGCCGGCATCGCTTACTTCGGCATCGAGCCCGTGATCCCGGATTGAGAGCGAGGAAAGACTGCCATGCGACGCATGAGTATATTCGAGCTTGAGCGCATGAAGGACGAGCACTTGCGCCGCATGGCGGAGCCAGAACCCTATCGCACGCTGCGGCACCAGAAAGAGCGGATTGAGCACGAGCAAGAGCAGGCGAGACGACGCGCAGTGTACGATCTGCAGGCAGATCAGCTGCGCCGCGACATCAGAGACATGGGCTTCGAGCCCGAAGCATAAATGGAGCCCGATCAGATGGCACGCAAGAATGAAGCTCTGGCCGCGGCCGATATTGCGGCTCTCGCTGCAAGAGCGGAAGACATGGCATTCGATCTCGACGCGGCGGCCGAGGCGATGCAAAAGCGGTTCACCGCCGATCCTGGCGACGCGGTGGAAATCCTACGCCAGCTCGCGCGCCTCGCCGAGTGCGCAATGGCACTATCACGGACAGTGGCGGCATCTGCGAAGATGCGGGATGCGATGACCGATTTCTCAAAAAGTTGAAGCCCGAGATGCAGATCATCACGATTGACCTGCGCCGCCCGGAGCCGGGCTGGCATCTGGAGTGGGTCGCGCAGTATGCGGACGACGACACCAAGAGTGGTCACGGGCGCACGGAAACGGCAGCAATCGCCGACCTCAAGCGGCGATACCCGCGAACGCGATAACGGGGACCGCTAAACAAACACCGCCATCAACGCGCATGCCGCAAGAGACACGACATTGATGATCCATCGCCGCGTCTTGCTTTCCGCGTACCAGCGCCACGCTCTCAATGCTGCATGCCCAAGGCGACGAGCAGTCTGACTCCGTGCAGCAACTCCTGCCAGAGCCAAAGCACCGCTGGCCATAGTAGCTTCCAAGCTCCCATTGCCAGCGCCACCAGGAGCGGCCAGGCTTGATACAGGGTCCGCAGAAGGGAATATATCTGACCACCGACCTCCGCCAGCTTGGTCGTTCTGTTCAAGAGGCTGGATTTGCTGGGTGCCGATTCCAGCGTGGTAATGCGCCCATGATGCTCTTCCAGGCGGCCATGGTGATGCTTCAGCCTCTCCAAGAGATGACGCTGGCGCATCAAAATTATTCTGTCGAGCTCCATGTCGCATTCTAGGCCTCAGGATGTCGGCTTGCTCTTCTCTTTCGATGGGAACAGCACGTTGAGACGCTGGGCGCAGGTGGAACGATAGGACTTCTCGACGCGGTAGGCACGCTTCCATGCTTCCCGGTCTCTTACTGCATCGATGTCGGTGGCATCCTGGTTGGGTTTGAGCTTCGGCTCGGGGATGGCCGGCACTTGTTGTGGAAAGCACTGTTCGGGTAGCTCTGGAGCTTCCGACGTGATATAGACAGGAGGCTGAGAGTTTTTGACGCAGCCGGCAAAAACGAAGCAGACCGCGAGTGTTGAAATCAGGCGCGTCACCGATTCAACCCCTGTATGATTTCCTTCGGGTAACACACTGATCGAACCGGCCGCTCCGCCAGCTTCCTTTCCAGCTCTTCGTTCTGCTTGGCGAGCACGTCGAGTTCATCGCCGAGGGCCTTCTCGGCCCTGAAGCCGATCGCCAGGGAGGTTTTCTCCCTGTGGGCTCTGAGGGCAGCCTGAGCCAAGCGGGCCTTGGTCATCCGGAGTTCCCAGGAATTGCGCTCGTCCATGCGGGCATCGTGGCGGAGCCAGGCGATGCCGCCGACCACCAAGGCAACGAGGACAACAACCCCAACCGCCTGGGCCGTCACGCCCGTCAGCTTCTGCTTCCACCAGATGAGGGAGAGAAGGAACATCATGCGTGATGCTGCCGGCGCCAGAGGTAGGCCGCCACCGCTCCCCACAGAGCCACCATGCCCACCCAGAACAGGGGTTCCGTCAGAACGGCCAGCAGAAGGCTTGTGGCGGTCACTTTTCCGGAGGCGGCTGCCTTCTCGATGACTTGCGGAGCGGCCGTGCTGAGCCCTCCGAGGCCCCCTAGCGTCAATCCTGCTTCGGCGGTGACGGGAGGGGCGGGAGTTTCGGCGGGGGCCTTGCCTTGCGCAGCACTCCGCTCGTCGGGATCAGCGGGGAGAAGATAGCTGGGCTCTACGCTGGCGGCATGGAACTGAGCAGGCATGCCGCTCACGGCCGCAAGAGCAGACGCCTCGATCTCGTCACACCGAGCCATCCAGCCTCGGCCGAACCGCCAGAAAGTTACCAACTGGCGGAGAAATCGGCGCCGTTCATTCATGTAGGCATGGATCAGCTGGGTCGGCTCCGCCCTGTGGATGGCATCCATGGTCAGCGAGCCGAGATGCCCATCGATCGCGACACCAAGCACCCGCTGCAGCGATTTGATGGCCTGGCCGCATCCCGAGTTCACAGCCATGTCCCAGGCCGCCAGATCGATGCCAGGCGGCAACTCGTCGGCCCGCATCGGCACCCAGTAGTTGGCCCGGTAGATCGCCGTGTATTCCTCGCGAGTGATTTTGCGCACGCTCTGCCGCGGCAGCTTGCAGCGATCACGGTAGGCATCGTACTCAACCTGGATGATGCCGCACATGGTCGGGCCACCAGGGTCCTCCTTTATATTGCTGTAGCCGCCCTCGAGCTTGAGGGTTTCAGCGAGGCAAGCGGGAAAGCGATCCATCATAGCGTGAACCAGCCGATAGCTACCGCCAGCCCTCCGAGAAGGCCGAGAATGATGTCTCGCTTCACAAGGGAGATGGCGCTAGGTTAGGAGTTTCTTCGACGACTAGGCGAGCGACATCATGCTGAAGAACACAACACGCTGCGTTCTTTTCATCGCTGCACTAGTGGAGCCTGGGCTGACCTTCTACGGACTTCTTCTCCTCGCGGCTTTCGCCGATCCCGTGTTCCGCCGCCACAGCCCGATAGGCTGGAAGCAACGACGGGTCCTTCAGCGCCATCCGATGGAGCTGGTTGACGAGGACCAAGGCTCTAGGCGCCGCATCGCTTACCGGAGCCCGCAAAGTCGCGGCGCGTAGACGCGCATACTGAGCGATCCAGCGGACATAGGCAGGACGTGACATCAAGAACGAAAAGGCAGCAGTCGGCCCCGCAAGCGCCGCAAGAGCGCCGAATTGCTTGCTCATGAACAGGGCGCCCCCGCCAGCCATCATTAGAAAATTGATGATGTCCGTGCCGGAGCGGGAAGTGTTGGCAAGTGCTTCCTGGTTGGAAAGTCGGCTGGCGACGCGAGTAAGATCATCCATTGCCTGCCGGAATTCTCCACCAAACAGCAATTCTTTGGCGCCGGGATCAAGCCGGTTCCAGCGCGTCATGAATGACGTTGGCGAGAATCCTACCTGCTCGACAATGCCGCGCGCGCTAGGTGTAGGCTTGCCCATCTCGTCCAGCATCAAGGCCGAGAATTGCCTTCTTTCCTCTGGCCGCAACGCCGCCATGGCTGAGCGCAGCATCCCCATGTTGCCTTTTGTGCCGTCCAGCGCAGAGCGCATGAGCATGCCTGCCGCCGCTTGGGGATTGTCCATTCCCGCCACCTTGGCAAAGCGATCCATGCGGTCGATGCCTTGGCGGAAGTAGCGATCTGCCGTGCGAAAGTCCCGCAACGCCTGGTCAGCCCTTAGCGCTACTTCCGGCGCAACGTAGTCCGGACGGTTGTTGCTCACGCGCGTGCGCAAGTATGCGCGGTTGGCAATGTCTTGCAGACCGATTTCTATGTCGCGAGACAGCGCCGCATAAAGAGAACGCAGCTGGCCTCGGTCAAGGGTTGCTTGATAAGGGCTGAAGTTTGACAACGCTCGCCCAACTTCGGTGCGAACGGCGCGCAGATCGTCCAAGCTGAAATGCGCACTCGGGTTGCGAATGCGTGCGGCAAGGTCGCCGCTGATGGTTCCTTGGCCTGCAATCTGGTTGGCAATTGCTCTGTCTACTTGGCCGAGAGCCGCCCGTGTATTGGTGGCTGCCAAGCGCGTCGGATTGGCGCTTTCGTCAATCCGCATAAACGATGGAACAGAGCGCCACGCTTTTTCATACAGAGCCTCGGATCGAGCGGCAAATGATGTATCCTGGGCGGGGGCTCGTATAAGCCTTGCAAGTTCGGCGTCGCTCAAGTCCTCGGCGCCGCGCCGCGCCATGAGCGTCTGATCCAGTGGCCTGGCGGCTGGCACCTGGACGCTGCGGTTGGTCTGGGCGAACCCTCCTCCTAGCTCTTCACGAATCGGTCCCGCCTGCTGTGCCCGCTCCAAGGCTCCAGCAGACATGAACGGCCGCGGCTGAACCGGAGCGCGCGCTTCGATGCCCTGTTGCGACAGCACTCCCGGCTCGAGTTCGCGCACGCCCGCTGTGCGGAAGCGGTCCAATCCCTGCTGGAGCGTTTGACCAGCGCGCTCGGCGCTTGCGGCTGGCGCCATCTCTCCTGAAATGTTGCGTGCTGCTTCGGCAGCTCCGGCTACTGCTTCGGTCAGCGAGCGATGGATTGGAGCGCCGAGATAAGGGATGCGCGACACCATCTGTCCTGTCGCCGCAACAGGGCCCTCACTGAAGGCGATCGGCGGCTTGCGCACTCCTAGACGCTCAAAGGATTCAATGTCTCGCGCGGCATCCGCAGCCCGTTGTGCGGCCAACTGAGCGCCAGCGGCGGTCCCAGCCATTCCCGGAGTGCGCGCACCCGCCACGATTGCGGGCGGAGCCGCGCTGCTATGCGGCAACGTCTGCGCAGCAACCTGCGCTGCCTCGGGAATGGCGCGGATCGAACTGGTGACTGGACCCACCGCAAGATTCGGTGCGATGAGCCGCGATGCCGAAACGAAACGATTTTCATCCGTTTGAGGCGTCCGGCTGTAGACGGCGAGCCGTCCCGTATCAGGATTGCGCGCGATGAAATCCGTCTGCGGATTGACCCGCAGGATAGCGCCATCCTTGGCGTCTCCCATCCTGTATCCTGGCCCCCAGTCGTATTCCTCTATGTGGCCCAATAGCTGCGGCTTCATCTCTGGGCTGGAGGGGAAATATTTGGAAGTCGCATACGGGTTGACGCCTTGCAGGGCTGCGGCTTCGAGGTCGTGCATACCCTGCAGAGCGGCGCCGGGACCAGCAGACGAGGCCGACTCCAAAGTTGCTCTTCTCGGGCCTGCGGCATCTGGAGATGAAGGCGGCGCCGCCTCTTGCCGAATGGGCTGATTGTCACCGCCCGTCACAGGCGCGCGCTCCCATGCGGCCTTGGGAGCGCCACTTGGCGACTCGACAATCGGTGCGTCTTCCCAGCCTGCCATTACGGCTTTCTCCGCAGCCTGCCGTCAGGCCCTTCGAACTCCCGGCCAGATGGAAGATGTTTATAGTCCTCATCATTGCGCACGCGCGCTGGGAGCCTGAACATATCACGGATGGAATTTTCGGCAGTATCGAGAATCCCCTTGGCCTCCTGTTGCGTAGAAGCGCGCTTTACGGCTCCCATCAGATCGCGGAACAGCTCCATGCGCGCATCCGATCCGGCAATTCCTTTTCCAGCGGCAGACACATATTGATCCGTAAGGGCGCCGATCAAATGCTCAAGATTGTTCTGCAGGTTCCATGCTCTTTGATTCGCTGGATTATCCCAAGAATAGCCGAAAGACGCTCGCGCCTGTGTGGGCGTCATTTCCGGAGCATTCCAAGCACCCCATGACAAAGGCACCTCGGAACGAGCCGGCATCTTCGTTGTATTGTAGGCGCCCGCAGCGTTAGCCCAATCCTCTTTTGAGGCCTGATCTATCATGTATCGGAGCGCATCCACTCCGGGAAGAATTGCCTTGCCAGCGCTCTGCCGCACCGCCTGCTCGGCAGCCAAGTCTCCCAATTTCTTCGACTGCTCCTGCTGGTGAACGTAGGTCGGCTCCGAATGCAGGAGATTGGTGGCTCCCATGACGCCGGCTCTGTCGCCCTGCATGGTCTTCAGCATCATGATGCGCTTGGCGCGCTCGGCCTCCGGAGATAGTGGCGCCATGCTGGCCTCCGGCGCCGTGGTCTGTGGTTGGAAGCCGCCGGGGCGCGTGCCGGGAGGTTGCGTTGATTGACCGGGCACAAGCTGAGCGCCGCGGTGAGCATCATTCCAACGCTGCGTCATTTCCTCATGGATTTGCGCTGGCGTCCATTCCGCAGGAAAGCGATGGATGCCCCCAGCCGGATCCTGAATGACCTGCTCGTCGGCCATGACTCACAGCCCTCCGTTGGGAAGGTTTGGATTCCACATGCGCACACCTGAGGGCGGTGCCGTTGGACGCGACGCGCCCCCAGAACTCAAGCGGTCCAGCTCCGCTTGATGAGAGGCCGCCAAGTTTGCGCGTTGCTGTTCATAGAAAGCGCGGTTCGTTCCAGGAGTGAGCTCAAGGGACTCCATATCATCAATGGACTTGAGGCGCTGCTGGTAGAGAGCATTGGCCTGCTCGATTGCCTTGATGCGGATTTGCTCTTCTGCGCTCTGCGCTTCCAGCGCTTTGATCTGTGCAGGGTTCTTGGCGGCCGAAAGTTCATATTGCTTGGCGGCGATGGTCGGAACGCCATTGAGTGCACCTGTGGCAAGCTGGCCTTCCTGAGCAAGGCGTCGCGCCTCAAGCGTCGGCTGCCCATTCAGGGAACCGAGCATCCGTGCCGCCTCAAGATCGGCCTGCCGTTGCGCCAAAGCATTTGCCTCTGAAGACGCGAACGGGCTGCCGTGCATGCTGGCAAGATAGCTCCCGAGCTGTTGGCGTTTGGGGTCGGCGAAGTAGTCGCGAACGGAGCCAAGCAGGTTGCTGCCGCTGTCCACTGTTCCGCCGTCGTCATAGCCGCGAATGTTGCGCAGCCCCTGCGCCAAGTCCTGCATTCTTTGGCTCAGTAGGTCGCCGCTACTTCCCTGCGGCTGCTGCGGTTGCCCTTGCTGTTGGGGCGACGGATTGAATTGGCGGTAGCCCTGGCCGAAGGCATCGAAAGCATTGCTGAGCTTGTCCGTGAACGATGGTGTCGGCTCCGGTGTAACCGTCGTCACCCAGCCGCCATCGTCGTATCCCTTGACCTCTCCGCCATTGCGCAGGGCGCGCTTCATGGTGTGAAGGACGGGCTCCAGCTTGCCCAGCATCCGCTCGAGCTTCGGATGCACTGGCATCGAACTGCGCGACGGAACCTGCCCGCCATCCGCGAACAGCATCGGCAGCCCTTTGATCGCCCCGCCGAGCAAACCTCCGAAGATGCCGCCAGGGTTGTAAGCAGTGGTGTTCTGCGTGCCGGTCTGCTGACCTGAGAACGCTCCCTGCTGGGTCTGGCCGCCCAGTCCACCAAAGCCGGCAATGGTGCTCGCGCCCTGCGAGGCGAGATTGTAGGGCGTCTGGAACAGGGTATTGCCGAAGCCGAAGCCAGCAGTATTGGCTCCCGTCAGCGCCCCCGTCAGGCCGCCAAGCGTGTTTGCACCCTGCAGTTGCAGCCCCGCAGATTGCCCCGCAAGGTTGGCCGCATTGTTGTAGCCCTGATTGTAGAGCCCGGCGATCACAGGGGCCTGCGCGGTCTGCTGGGCGAGCTGCGTTTGGGCGCGAAGGTTCTGGGCACCCGTACCCGTCAGCGCTCCCGCCTTGGCCGCGTAGGCGCTATTCTGGGCGTTCTGGAGGGCATTCTGCGTGTCGAACTGCTTCTGGGTCGCGTCCACCACGCTTTGCGTGTACGGGCTCATGAAGGCGCTGATCGAACTCGGGTTGATGCCCTGGCCGGCGATGGTGCTCGCCGCCGAAAAGCCAGGATTGAGGTTAGCGCCCGCTCCAGCCTGGCTATTGGCGGCCCCGAGCTGATACTGGTTGAACTGCGGTGTCTGCCCGAACTGGTTGAGCAGGTTGCCGAAATAGCTCTGGACACCTGGCAGATTCCAGACGTTGGCATAGCCGGTGTTTGTGCTCTGCCCGCTCTGTTGGCCGCTGGTCGTGGTGTCCTTGCGATCCCCGAACACGCTGCCCAGCATGTCAAATATGCCCATGACGCGCCTCGCCTCCATAGACGAAGGTGGCGCCGACCGGCGCCCCCATCTTGCGGGTGTAAATCCGCCACTTGGCCGCCTCTCTATCCGTCGATGTCATGATCAGCGGATAAATTTGCAGGGCATCGGCCATGCCTTTCGAGAACGCGATCAATTCCTGGCTGTTGGACGACTTGCGATAGGCTGGAAGCACGTAATTCCAGCGCTCGACAAGGATCGGGTGCGAGCTATCCCACGGCAGCTCAAGGGCCACGTAGGCAGCGCCTTCGATGCAGCCTGGACCGCCAATGGCGCCGATCCAGGCTGGCAGCGGGTACCCAGCGTAGGTGCCGTCATTGCCCTTCTGCAGGCACAGACCACGGCGCAAGGCATGCCTGACGCGCTCTTCATCAAGGTCGACATTCGCCATCCCGACTTCGGCATGGCGGGAGCGGTACATCTCCATCAGTTCGTCTTCGTCCGATGGGACGGCGAGGCGCACGCGCGTTTCCAAGGATGACTAGCCTTTTGCCGGCCCAGGCAGAGACCTGAGCCGCTTGATGGCTCCGGACCTGACCTGCTTTACCAGAGCGTCCAGAACGGCATGCCCGTGTCTCATGTCGCCGCCGCCGAGACGGGCAACGTCCTCGGGCTCGACATGATATTCACCGCCCGCCGCCAGGATCGGCACGTCGCCGCCACTGGCGAAGCTTTTGGGATCACGCGGACGGCCGGTGCCGAGCATGCGGTCGAGCTCTTTCGATCCGGCCAGCGTGTTCCCTTCGCCGAGGGCTGACACGATGTCGGCCGGAACGATGTAGGCCCCGGACTTTACGCTGAGAGGCAGATGATCGGTGCGGCCAGGTACGTCGCTATGGAGAAGACCAGTGCCGCCGCCCACAGAACCGCCATCGGCGTAGCGGCTGACGATCCGGCCACCGAAGCTTTTCTCCGGTGTTTCGGGTTCGTTCTGTGGCTGCTTGCCGTACCGTTCGCGGATGGTCTTCTCGCTTGAAAATTTACCCTTGTCGTGTAGGGTTTTGCCGGACTTGCCTTTCTTTAGGATCACCACTTCGGGGATTGGCGATGCAGCCTGTGAACTGGGCAGAGCTTCGGGAGCGGGCAATTGACGTGGCGCCGGAAGTTCGGGAACGCCCGCTGGACTGGGAAAAGGCAATCTGCTTTCTGTTGATGCTGATAGCGGCGTTGGTTCCGCCATTGCTGTTCCCGCAGAACCCAGCGGCCCCGGTCCTCCCGGTGATGGGGGTTGTGGCAACGGCCCTCTGGGCCCTCCTCGTAGGTTTCCGTAAAGAGACTTGAGGCCTTGCACTAGCCGTTCGCCACCAACAGCTCCAGCCAATCCAAGTCCGGCTCCTGTGGCGCCCTCTCCAGCGCCAAACCCCATTCGCTCAGCGGCCTTCACAGGATCAAAAAACTCTTTCTGCGCTTCTCGCCGCGTTGGGTTGTATTCGTCTTTCGTTTTTGCATAGTCCAGAAACTCTTGCGCACGCGGGTGCTGGGCAAGCTTCAGCTCTTCGGCGTAGGCATCCCATGCCTTGCGTTCTGGATTGCGCACGGGCGAAAAGAATGCATCCCATCCAGTTGGAATATTGGCCGAAAGCGCACCAGCGGCAGTCCCCTCGAGGAAAGGCTTCAAAAGCCCAACCTTGGGACCGTGACCTAACCTGCCAATAAGCGCCGTGCCGAGCCCCACCGCAGCAGGAGCAAGAGGCCCTGCCTTCTCCCATTGTTCGCCGACTGGCGTTTGATTGAACGGCTTGCCGCGTGCCAATTCTTCTTTCCGCGCACGATTTGCCATCTCTTCTGCGCGCGTGAGACGGTTTTGGGCCTCATCGCCCTGGGCCCGCAACTCTGCGATGCGCTTTTGAGCTTGCGAAATGGCATCATTGTATGGCCGAGTGGCTTCCTCCAATGCCTTCTGCCGGGCCATGCCAGCCTCTTCGCCGACACCTCTGAATTTGGCCGCGCCAATGTCCTTGATCGTCTGCGCGATGCTCGACTGATGCTTGGCTATTTCTGCCTGCAGCTTTGCAATTTCCGCGTTCCGCGCGTCCGCCGGAGACTGCTGCGCCTCCGTATCACGCCCAAGTATGGCGCCGATCAGACCAGCAGCTCCGATCGTTTTCACCGGCTTTGGAATGGCGCGAAAAACTGGAGGAAGCGCCAGCGGCGCAACTTCCATTGCTGCGCTCCCGTAGTCTCCTTGAGATGCGGCTTTGCCAGCTCGATAAATCGAGGGAACTCCGGTCATCTCGGCACCGAAAGTGCCAGCCTTGCTCACGTTTTCACCTAGGCGCTCCGGCAGCGAGAGCGCCATCTGTCGGCGCATCTCATCGCCCTGACCAGACCACCAATCCTTCACTGCACCTGGGATGTAGTCGCTCACCCCGCCGCCATCGGCAAACGCATTGCGCCGCGCCACATCCATGGCGATGGCCACGGCTTGCTTCTGCGGCTTCCCAGCGGCCATCTCAGTTTTTATGTTGGATGACACGGCCTCGCGGCTCTTGCCCTTCATGAGAGGCATGCTTATGCTTCCTTCTCAGTGCCAAGCCGCAGCAGCAATGGCGTAAGATGACGCCGCGCCACCTTTGCTCGACGACACGGAGCGCCCGGTTTCGGCATTCATTTGCTGATCAGAACCGGTAATGAATTGGTAGATGCCATTGACGACTTGAGTTCCATCCGAAGTCGCCCCCGACAAGCTGATAGAAGTTTGCACGCATGATGCTGTGGCGATCAGAACGCCATTGGCGGGGATGTTGATGGAGGTTGATATGCTAGTCGCGCCTCCAGCCCCTACTGTCGCATTGCCAGCTGTCGCCGTAGGAGTATTGCTGGAAAGACTCGTCAGTAGGTAAGCGGCGTATGATGCGCCTGTCATGGTATTGGAAAAGGTGATGACAATATTGCCCGTGGCGCCAGCGCCAACAGCAATGCCAGCAACGGCCGCGATCGATGTACCTAAAGTTTGATCGCCATGCTGATTGACATGTAATGTTGCACTATTACCGCCGACTGTAACTGTGGATAGCGTGCGCCCGCTCGAATTGAAATCCCCATTGATGGTGAGCACCAGATATCCGGCCTGCGCCGCTGTCACGCCAGAGAATGTATAGGCCGGGCCTGATCCCACTTGCGCTGTGGCGAAGCCGATGAAGGTCCGCGTCGCTCCGCCCGAGTAGAGCGTGTTGGGAAATGTCAGCATCAGGCAAAAGCCTTCTGCGCCACGCCATACATATTCGTCCCGTCGCTGACGAAGGTCAGGATATCGATGGCATTGGCGGCCGTGCTCAGCGTCGGCGTGGCGCCTCCGGGCCATTTGAACACGGCATTGTAGGCCAGCGTCCTGCTGCCCGTTCCGTCCTGGATCACACGAAGAATGTAGGTGAAGCCGTCCACCATATTGGTAGGAGCGCCAAGCGTTCTGTTGCCGCCCAATGTCACCTTGGCTGTCTGCTGTGTCTGCAGGTTCCAGGAGATGGTCGCCGCATCCGTCAGGGTTGCGGTTGCGAAGCCTTGCTGCTGGTTCCAGGTGTTGGTGTTGAGGGTGGCAACGCCGACGCTGCCGATAGTCGTCGTCGAGTTGAGATCGAATGTCGGCGGGTTGCCCGCAGTTGCCGTGAGTCCAGTGACATAGGCTGTCGTGTTGGTATTGTAGGCCCTGACGAGGGCGGTATGTCCCGCCGTGGTGTCGGTCTCGATCCCGCTGCCGTTGTTGAAAACGACGTTGCCGACACCGGACATGTTGCCGGAATCATCGCAAGTGATGGGCGAATTCTGAACCGAGCCTGCTGAGCTGCCGCTGCTGACCGTCTTGGTGCGCAGCAGCCGGTTAGCCGAAGTACCGACCACACCTCCCAGAAGCTTTTGCGTGACGGCCGTCGCTATCGCAGTCAGCGCGGCAACGACTGACGTATTCCCCGTGCTCAGCGATTGAGCGACCTGCGATAGGCTGAGGTTCCTGTTCTTGGCGTTGGCAACGTCGGCGGCCGTCGTCGGCGTTGTCGGTGTTGCGTCCTGCGCCATCACGCACTCGGCTTGGCGTTGATCGCCGACGTAATGGCGTTGATAGCAGTCACCAGATCGCCACTTTGCGTTCCAAGATCGGAGGCGATCTTATTGAGCTGGATGTTCATGTTCGCATCGTCGGCCGTCGTCGAGAGGCCGGCAGAGCTACTCGGCTGCTGCGTGAACCATGGCGCCGACTGGCTTGCGGTTGTCGGATCGTCGGCCATCAGCGCCTGCCGCTTGTGGCGATGCGGAAGCGTGGCTTGCCGATGCGCCAGAAGCTGCCGATATCATTGCTCGTCATGCTGATGGCGAACTGCCGCCCTCTGAAGCGCACGTCCAGCTTCTGCGTCGATGCGCTCATGCTGTAGGGTCCATAGGTACGCGGCGTGTCGCCCTGGAAGTTGATTACGCTGAAGGTGACTTGCACGGTGGCGCTCGTCGCCGTCCCGCTCGCCGTATCGTACTTGAAGTCAGGCAGAAACTGGTCGACGAAGACGAAATCCTCGCCCTCCGCTAGATAGAAATACCCTGTCGAGAATGCTGGCTGCAGTGCCTGTCCATCAGCATCGTAGCCGGTTTCATGGCTGTAGATGACGCCTCCCGGCGTCGCCATGATGGGATTGCCGAGAACCGATTGGTCGATCCCGATCGATCGCGGCAGTGAGCCGTAATCCCACGACCCATCAAGAACATTGACCTTGGCGTAGCTGTCACATTCTCCGCTGCCGCCGCTTTGGCTTGGATAGAAGAACCAAACCTCGTTGAAACTCGTGACAGTTTCCACCCAGCATTTGGAAATGTTGGCAGTGTCGAGATTCTGGAAGACGATATCCCACACGCTGCACGGGATGACCTGGGGCGATCCTCCGGCCATGGCGTAGAAGTTCTTCGGCCCCCACCAGTAGACGATCCCCGCCATCTGCGCCACGGCATGGCGCCCGACCGTACCGCAGTTTGATCCGATCTTCTGCTGACCCCAGATCAGTGGCGGTCCCAGATAGTTGAGCGACCACAGGTCGAGATCGGTCCACAGAAGAATTTGGTTCGGCGTTGCCATGCCGGCCTTGATGGCAGAGCCGGTCGGAATGCGGTTCTGGTAGGCTTGGCTGGCGTCTCCCGTGCTTGGGTTGGTGCCGCCCGGTGTCCAGTAGGTGTAATCAAGGATATCCGAGCCGCGCCACGTCAGCGGGTCTTGGGCGATGCCGATGTTCTTTTCCGTCGTCGAGCCCCAGGCGATCAGAATCTGGTAGGGCGTCGCAACAAAGATGCCGCCATTGTAGACTGGAGCTCCGGACAGGAGTTGCGAATTCGAGTAACCAGAACCGGGTGTCCACTGATAGATGCCGCCATTGGCCGGACAGGACAGAAGCGTCGATCCCCAGTTGTCGAGCGTCCAGTCGGTTGCCGTGATCGGCGTGCCGGTTTGCGACGATGGCGCCGCTCCAGTCCCTCCCCACGGCACCACACCCCAGCCGCTGACGCCCCAGCCCGTACCGGATACAGAAGCTGGCCCGATGGCAATGTAGTATCTGATTTCGGCATTGCCGGAGTTCATCGACACGGTGGCGCCGGACGATGCCGCCTGGCTTGCCGAGATCACGAACGCGTTGGCCGACGTAACGCTCGTAACTGGATACGTTCCCGCAGTGATGGTGATTCCGCCGACCGTCGTCGACAGCGGGAAATTGATCGTCGACCCGACCGACAGGCCGTGATCATTGAGCGTGACGGAGACGGCGCTCGAGCCGTTGGTCGTTGTGAAGCTCGGGACGGCGCCGCCATTGGTAACGCTGCCAGTAGCGGCGGAAGCAGCCGTGATGCGATAGGTCGTGGTCCCCGTGACGAGAGCGATCGGATAGACGCCGGAAAGAATGATGCCGCCGACCGAGACTGGCGTCATGAACTCGATGGTGTCCAGCGTCGTGACGTTGGCGATGTTGGAATCGTCAACTGTAACCGTGGCGGAGCTGGCCGTGGTCGTGAACTTCGGCGCGAAGTCCGTGACCTTGATCTGCGGCGTGATATCGGTGAGGACGCCGGACGTGATCAGGTCGAGCTTGGTCGTCGTGCCGATCCCGAGCCGCGCCTGCCCATTCAAGTCCTGCCATGCCTGCAAGGCCCTCGGAACGCCAGGGATGGCAAGCCCGAAGTATTGAACCCATCCTCCGATCTTCTCGAACAGTCCGGCTCGGAACCTGCCAAGGTTGGAGGTCGAATAGCTGGCTCGGCTCAGCGTTGCCGTGGACTCGACATCAACTCCCGGCTTCAGCGTGACGGAAGAGAACGGCATTCCATCAGTTCTCGATCAGCTTCGGCGCCTCTGAGGCGGACAACGCTTCCATCTTCTCGTTGATGCGACCAAGCGTGCCGACCATGGCAACGTCGTTGGCCTGGTGGACCTCCTTGCGCAGCTCGTCGACCGTTGCCGTGGTCTGCAGTTGCCGGCGCAGCATGTCTTTCCAGAACAGCTCCTGTTGACTGTCGAGGCAGTCGTAGTGATCTTTCGCTATCTGGGCGCCAGTCTCCGGATTGCGCTCGACTAGGGTGACGCGCTTCCACAACCGGCAGCCGTGCTTCGTTACGCACTCGAAGCACGTCTTCTGGAAGCCCGTGCGGTGGCACTTGGTGGTCTTGTCGGGAAACATGGGCCGTCAGTTGCGTGATGCCAGAACGAAGGCTGCCGTCTGCACACGCATATCCAGGCCATGGCTGTGCGGGCCGCCCCCGCCGGTTGCGTTGGTGACGTAAGACAGGTCGGTGCTATGGATGGTTGAGCCGGAGTAGTTGGCCGCGTTCTGGCCGCTGTTGGTGCCGCCGGGTATGCTGCCGGAGTGCGTGTGCGAGGGAATGTCCGCCACCAGCAGCGTATATCCATCGGTTGCTGTGCGCGCAAACAAGGTAGAGTAGGCCACCGAACCGGACGTGACGCCGCCGCTGCCGTTGGTAACGATCTTGATCGCGTAGTCATTGAGCGCCACCGCCGTCCAGCCAGCCGGAGCCGTAGCCTGATACCAAAGCGTCGTGCTTCCTGAGGGAATGGGATCGGCCGTTGACGATCCCGCGATAGCGACAATCCTCGGTCCGTTGGAGGAATCCAAGAACACAAGGCACCGCCGGCCTTGTGGGATGACGCACGTCCCATTGTAGGATAGCGTGACGGAGAAGCTGCCGGAGGTCAGGTTCTCCACGCAGCGAATGCCGTTCCACAGGTTGACGCCAGCATCGATGGTGATATCGGCAAGCAGGGCGCCTGTCAGGCGTAGCATCTGGTTGCGGGCCTCTGCCGCCGTCAAGGTCACATTGGACGAGGAAAGGGATTTGGTCGTCAGCCCCGCGAAGTTGTTGTCAAGATAGGTCGAACCCTGGCTATTCCAGCTAGACCCCCAGGTTCCGGCATCGGCGCCATCAGCCGGGGCGTAGTATCCCATAAGCGGAGTTGCCATTGCTTCTTATCCCCGCTGCGGAACCGCTGTCGGCTCGACGGCCTTCGCCGTCCATGACGCGCCGCTGAACCGTTTCCTGGCTTCCCATGTGGCCGCAGAAGCCTTCAGCGTCTGATAGGTCGCTTCCCAGGTCGCCGGCATCTGCGGGTTGTCGGCTCCGGCGGCGCCGAAGTTCTGCTGCCAGGCCGTCGCTTCGACTGCCGTGGCCGCCAGGAAGAGATCGAAGAGATTATCGGTGAGGTAGGTGTTGGTGTTGGTCGAGGATAGCGGCGCCGGCTGAATCTTGCCGATGACCTCAACCGTGTAGGTGGCATCAGGCCACGGCCCAAACATCACTTGCTTCTGGGCCGAGCCCCCGCTGAGATAGGTGTTCTGGCTGTAGTAGGCGAAGAACTGAGGCACCGTCGATCCCGTCGAGCTCGGCCATACCGTATCAAGGAAATCCAGGCTGACAGGGGTAAGCCGGCTCCTCGTTCCTGAGTCTGCTGCCGTCGATGCTGGCGTGATGACGTTGATCCCATCCACGATCAGGAATGTCCCGATCCCGGTCGGCAGATTGAAGTTGCGCACGCCGGCCGTGGTCGATGACGAGCTGTCGCGCACGTTCGCCACCAGCATGTCCAACTCGCGATATATCCGGCCCTCGGCATAGTTGATGAAGGTCGGCAACATCGCTTGAAAGGCGGCGCTGGTGGAGTCGACCACCAGAATGCTGGACAGGGCCGTGACCCAATCGGTGTAGGTCGGCATTATGGGTGAGACCTATTATGCCGTTGCATCGACACTCTTATCGGCGTGACCATTGCTGAATTTGGCCACCAGCTTGGCCTCCAGCTCCACCACGCGCCCTGCCATCTCGGCGCTCTTGCGCTTCTCGGCGGCAAGATCAGCTTGAGCGTGAACGAGACGGTTGGCCAGCGAATTGCGCTCCTGCTCAATAGCGGTGAGCATATCGTTGGCGCGCTGGAGGTCGGGATTAGGTTTGTCTGTCATTGGTGGCGGTCCATTTAGGATGACGGGGAGAGAAGTTCAACGAGATAGCCCTCAAGAGAGGCCGTGTCGCCCGAGTTGGCGAGTTGTACTGTGAATATGAGGCTCACGTTGGCGGTCGTGTCAACGGCCGAGGTGGTCACTCCTGTTGTGGTCGAGCTAAAATTTACTTGCCCAGTCGCAAATCCGACTTGCGAATTGGTCGCGTTGCGATTGGCGATAATTGGTTCGCTGCGTGCCGATAATGCTGTCGCGCCGAATGCAGAATTTATATAGGCAGTACCTCCAAATTCGATGGTGCACGTTTTTGCACCCGCTGTGCCGACAAATCCCCAGATCGCCGATATGCGCAGAAAGCCATTCGACCCCATGATATTTGCTGGGATCGTTACGGTGGCGAGAGTTGTCTTGTTGGTATCTCCAGTGTGCGAAACTTGAACTGCCGACCCAGCGATGAGATAATCGCCTTGGATGAACTTGGTCGCGACGCGCCCTGCGGTCGAGGTCGAACCGGAGATGCTGTAGAAGCCTGACGATCCAACCGTTCCCGTGTTGTCGGAAAACGTGTTGTTAGTCCCAACGCTTTGCTCGCTGATGGCATAAACGAGGTTGCCGAGCGTATCAATGATCTCGTTGCCGACGATATTGAGGTACTGGCCGGCGGCCACGATGCCGTTCTTCTCGGCGCTGGAGGCGCCCACCCAGGACCCTGGATCAACAATGGTGTTGCCGCTGATCGTGATGTATTTGGCATACTCAATTTCAATGCCATTCTTGCCCGACTTGCGAACCAAGTTGTTTGACACCACGCCGTTGGTGGCGGTGAAGGAGCCATCTGAAGCGGCTATGATGTCAATGCCGTAGTCCTGGCTAACGCCATATTCGTCGAATGTACAGACATTATCGTTGACGATGAAATTGGTTACGTCGGCGTCAAACGTGCTGACAATGATGGCTTCTCGAATGTTGCCCTTGATCCGGTTGTTGCAGATCACAAGCCCGACCAACGAAGCGCCTTGCGCTTGGGCGTTGATACCGAAAACCGCAGGCTTGTCAATCACATTATCGGTGATGACGACGCCATTGCCATTTAACACCTCAATGGCATTCCCGCCCGTATTGTCAAAACAAGGCCGCACGTCGTTATCGGTAATGGTGATATGAGTACAGACGGTGCCAAGGATGCCAAACTGCCACCACGCCGTCACTAGGTTGTCCTCAATCTCGAAATCCGTGCAACTGTTGAATTGCAGCGCGATGCTACCGCTAAGATGACAATCTCGGATGGCGCCGCTGGTCGCGTTCTGGACGCGCAGACCGTTGGCGGTCTGAATACCATCGACCGCCACCGAAATGCCGAGCCGCTCGGCTCGAAACGGGCTGGCATGGTTGAAGGTCACCAGATAGTTTCCTGCAGTCGGCTGACCAGAAAGAATACACGTGTCCGGATTGTAGCCTCGGATGCTGCGGGCTCCAGACGGAACTGTGATTGGATCGGTGTAGAAGGTGCCCGTAGGGATGAGAATGTCTGGTGCGGCCGTCCAAGCGGCCACGATGGCGGCGGCGTTGGCTGTTTTGGTGCCCGAGCTGCTGTCGCCAGCCACTGCGCCAAAGTCCGTGATGGAGGCGACCTCGGCGACTTTTGCGTTCCACGTGCGCGTGATCGCTCCAGTGCCAGACTGTAGGAACCCCGCCCACGATGGGTTGCTGCCCGCGCCGTTAGTCTGCAATAGATAGCCCGACGTTCCTGCGGCTAATCGGGTATTGGTCGTGGCATTGCGATAGATAAGATCGCCTTGTGTGGTCGTGGGGCTCAAGGCATCAAAACCGGCCGCAGCCGTCGCCTGTCCAGTTCCGCCGCGGCTGATCGCCAACTGTCCCGTCCATCCCAGCGTCAGCGACGCCGCATTGACGAGGGCCGTAGAGGCTGAGCCGCCAAGCGTCAGCGTAACGTTGGTGTCATCGGCCTTGGTGAGCGCAGCACCCGCTCCAGCAATGTCGGCATTGACGAGGCTGCGAAACGTCGGCGCCGCCGCCGAGCCTGACGATGGCCCTGCGAAGACAAGATTGACGCTTTGCAGGCCTCCGCTTTGGGTAAAGCTATCCAGCAGTCCCACCTGTGCCCGCTTGTCAGTCCCGCCCTGCACAACAGGGCCGATCCACTCATCGCCGCTAAGGGCAATCGCGACGGGCAGGTTGAGGATGTTGGTGTTGCTCATGGGAGGATGTGTGATAGGCTGAATGCCAAGCGCAAAGGAGGATTGTCGATGCTGTTGGATTTTGGAGACGGCATCTTGTGGTGGCTGCCTGAGTTACCCGACCCCCAAGAACAGACGCATGCTGCCACCGACAGCAGTTGCCGTAGGTGTATACGTCACAACGATGAGGCCAGCTGCGCCCGCACCACCGGCCGTGTTAGAAACGCCGGTGCCACCACCTCCACCACCTGCGGCGGCATAATTTCCTCCAGCTCCGCCCGCGCCGCCTGAAGTTGGGTTGCTGCCGCCCCCACCGCCGCCACCCCCACCTGAGCCATGACTGGCGTCAAAGTTGGCGCCCGCATTGCCTGCTGTGCCATCATTTTGCGCGCCGCCGTTGCCCCCAGCGCCACCTGCGCCACCCGACGATCCGCCCGTACCACCGCCGCCACCCGTACCGCCGGAGCCAGCTGATCCCGCCGTCCCTCCGTTGCTGCCCCCACCGCCTCCACCACCGCCGTTGAGGGCATCCTGACCGGCACCCCCAGCGCCTCCAGCGCCTGCGGCTCCTGGGGCACCGCCACCGCCTGATCCTCCAGCTTTATTTGAGATAGTGGCGGCCCAAGACCCTCCTGTTCCTCCAGAGTTCTTGACGTTGCCGGTCCCGGTTGCATAACTAGAGGCAGCCGTTCCGCCCGCGCCGCCCGCGCCGGGACTGGCGTCTGAGCCACTTTTCCCGCCCGCGCCAGCCTTAGCCCCGCAGGCCTGCCCAGAAGCTGGGAAGCTGGCGCTGTTGAACCATGTGTCCGTGCCTGCATTGCCGTTGGCGCCAGCCGATCCTGTGCCAGCTGCGCCAACTTGAATCGTGACGGAACCAGAGAGGCCCGTAAGATTAACCGACTTGGCATAAGCGCCAGCCCCACCGCCGCCGCCTGGGCCTGACGCAGTGCCGCCACCGCCCGCGCCACCTCCTCCTAGGCACTCGATGGTATTGGTTGCAGACCAATCTGCTGGGATCGAATAGCTGGTGCCGCTCGTCAGGAAAACAGTGGTCGCCAGAACGAGCGGATTATCGTCGCAATGTTCGCCTTGGCACCAGAGCAGTTCCCGCGCCTCGACGCCCTGACCATTTGGCAGTACAAAGGCGTGCAGCCCAACTGAGATGACAAGGCCGCCACCAATGGCCATCCAGCGCGAGCGCCAGAACAGACGCTTGGCTTTTTGGACCCGCTTCAAAAGTGCCCAGCGGTCAGGCGTATCGGGCGGCAGGATCATCAGCGATTCTTCGCGAACACTGCGTACACCCTAATATCGGTGGTGGACGTGGCGCATTGCGCTGTCCAGTTGGTATTGACGCTGGTCTGAGGGATTGGCGTAGGCAGACAGAATCCGACCGGCGGTTGGCCGCCGTTGCTTTGCAGGCTGAACAGTACTGACCCCGCCGTCGTATCGCGGAAGTCAATACGCGTGTTGGTCGAGGCTGACGTGTTGGAGACGATCAGCATGATCAGGTCGTTGAACACGCTGGCCGCCGCCGTGACAATGGTCGTCTCCGCCGTGGAAGCGGAGATGGTGGTCGTCTGCGTGCCGACCAGATCGCGGACGGTGGAGACGAGCTGGACCTGACGGCCAAACTTATCGACCATCATGCCCGTGAGATTGCCCGCCGTCGCCGCAGTCGGCAGCGCAGTTGCGGCATCGCCGGCAATGTAGGTCGCAGACGCCGGAACGGCCGATCCCGTGGCGCTGGTTGAGCCGTCGATGACCGAGAGCTGGTTGGATGCATTGACGTTGGCGCCACGGGTATTCCCCGCCGCGTCCATGAGTACTTGCCGGACGCGCCCCTTGGCATCGGCTTGCAGGGCAAAGGCCTGCCCCGTGGTCGGAGAGATTTCCGTCGAGTTATAGAGCGCACCGACAACGACTTGATTGGTCGGGGCTGTTCCAGCACCCACGGTCGAATCCACCGTGGCGCCGCCGTTGCCGACGATGCCGACTTTCTGCACGCCAGTCGTGGCCGTGGAGACGTTGGAGCCGCCCACTTGTGCCACATTGACCGCTGAGTTAGCATCGGGCGTGACCAGCAGCTTGGTCATGCTGGCGATACCCTGCACAGTCACGACCGCAGATGACGCGGTACCAGCCGAACCCGAGCCACCGATCAGCATCTCATTGGCCGCCGTGACGTTGGCGCCGCGCGTGTTGCCGGCGGCATCCATGATCACCTGCCGCTGGCGGCCCTTGGCATCAGCCTGGATCGCGAATGCTTGGCCCGTAGTCGGGCTGATCTCCGTGGAGTTGTAGATTGCCCCCGTGACGAGGGCGTTGGTCGGCGCGGTGCCAGCACCTACCGTGCTGTCGAGAGTGGCAGCCGCGTTGCCGACAATACCGACTTTCAGCGTGCCGGATGCTGCTGTTGATGCTGTCGCTCCCGCCACCTGGGCGACGTTGACCGACGTGTTAGTAGCAGGGCTTGCCGCCAGCGACACCTTGAGATAACCCGAGGCGTCGAGCTGAAGATCGCCGCGCTGTCCATCCGTCAGCGTGACGGGCGTGGAATTGAATTTGCCGCCAGCCTTGACCGGATTACCGGAATCGGAAGCGCCAGAAGCGGCATTGCCGACCACCTGGGCATTGAGATTGGAGGCTGTAGCTTGGCTCACTTGCACTGGCGTCATGGAAGCGACGCCCTGCACCGTTACGACACCACCCGAGGCCGAGCCTGCCGTGCCCGCGCCTTCGACCTTCGCTGCACCAGAGGCCGCCACAGCCAGAGCATTGGCCCCTGTCGAATCCGTCACCTGATGCGCGGGAAGCTGTACGCCGGCATTGTCCGTACTCTGCACGGTGACCGTGGTGCCGGCAGCGTCCTTGACGTTGATGTTGTTGGCCATGGCTTAGATCACGAGATGGAAATGGAGAGGGCGGCGGCGTTAAACTGCACGGTGTCCCCCGCCGTGATGGACTTCGGCGTGGTCAAGGGGCCACTCATGACGAGGTTGCCAGCAGTCGCCGCGTCGAATAGGGCGACATAAGAAGCCGTCGCGCTTCCTGCCGCAGAGGCCGTCACCGTGATGGTCGAAGGGTTGGAGGTTGACCCACCAGACGCCGCACTCAGGCTCGACGTGATGCTTGAGCGTGTCGCCGAACCAGTGATGGTAGACAGGATGGACGATCCCGCTCCCTGCGGATCGCCGTTGTAGAGGTCGAGATAGATGGCGCTGATCGCGGTCGGCGCTCCGGCCCCGCGCAGATAGTTGATGATCGCATTCTCGTAGCCGACGACGATCACGGACATGAGATCAGATTCCGCAGGTCAGGATTTCTGAGCTTTGCGCGGGATTGGTGAAGTCCCACTGGCCCGCCAAGCCGACTGTGGTGAGGCTCGCAGTCAGGGTGGCCGTCGAGGCAAGAGACGCTTGCAGATGCCGAACGAGCTGCAGATTGGCACTCAAAGACGCATTGGATGCCAGAATGGCGGCCAACCGATCCACCGGGATCGATGTCAGGTCGGCGACGACTGCCGCCAGCGCCTGCAAGCGTGCCGCCAGCGAATTGAGTGTACTGAGACTGAGCGCAAGAGGATTGAAGACGACCGGATTACCTTTGGCGATCCCGTATGTGTATCCAGCCGCTCCGATCGGCGCCGAGCGCACCAGCGTTCCGCCCGTTGCGCTATCGAACAGAGCGACGTAGTTGACGCTCGCCTGGTTAGATGCCGCCGTCGTTACCGTGATGGTTGCCGGGTTGGCGATGACTGCCTGCCCCGGCAATTGGCTCAACTGGCTGGTAATGTCCGTCCGCGTAGCCGAGCCAGTGATGGCCTCGAGCACCGAATATCCGCCACCTCTTGGATCTCCGTTATAGAGATCGAGGTAATAGGTAGCCGACATGCCTTATTCTTCTTCTGGCGGCGGCGGATCGGACAACGGAATGTTGGTCGTCAGGTGTGTTTCGTTGGCCGGCGTCGCCGGATTCGGAATGGATGTGGTGAAGGGCGTGCCGTCTTGCGTGGTTATAGTGTCGCCGCCTTGCGTGACGAGAATGTTGTCCTCATCCAGCGCATAGGGCTCAGGCCTGGCGTTGAAGATCGGCGGCGGGTCCGGCGAGAGGATCACCGGAGAGAGTTGAGGCTGTGGCGTGTCGTAGCACTTCGGGCACACGAGAATGCGCAGGTTCTGCAGCTGTTGCGATCCTCGATAGTCGTACTGCCATTGCAGGCGATGCAGGTTCCAGATAAAGCCGCAACGGTCACAGGTTCCCCAAGCGCGCGGGCTATCTGGATCGGTTTCAGAATACTTCGGGTGCCAGCGGTAGGCCATGGGCTACTGCCAGTAGCTTTGCATCACGCCTTGGATATAGATCGGCACGCGCTCTTGATCCTCGGTCGCCGCGTTCGCCCATGCGTCCTCGGCATCGACCTTGCGCATGGCCTCGCGATCTGGCGCATAGATGCGCGAGAGCCGGTAGGCGAGTTCCGCCACCCACACGTCAAGCCAGCGATAGGGAAGGTCGAGCGTTGTGCCGCTTTGCAGGCTTGCATCCTGGATTTGCCGGCAGACCCGGAGGTTCAAGACATATGTGGCACTGCCATCAGGAACCGGCCACATCGTCATCTGCGGCGTGATCTGACGGTTGTACCAGTAGGAGGTCGGCGGAGCCTCCATCGTCTTGTTGGGGATCGACGAATACTCGAACGTGCTCAGCGGCCAGATCACGCGATCCGTCGTCACGCCTCCCGACGTGATGGAGATGTAGGCGTTCTGGATGGCGATGAGCCTCGCGGGAAGCGTGTAGGTCGCCGTGCCTTCGATGAGCGTCTGCGTGTAGAGTTCGTCGGTCCAGAGATTGGGCTGGCGATTGCCGAGCTTCACCTGGACGAGATTGGCCTCGTTGTTGGCGTCGCTCAGATGCTGAGCCGTGATCTCTGCCGGCCTGATGCCGATGCGGCCGAAGGCCGTCAGCATTAGGTTGGAGGCGGCGGGCCCGTAGGAGTAAGTTCCAGAGCTAGAGATGGATGCGCTCCATTGAAGTCTCGTCAGGCCGCATTCTTAATGATCGCATAGTTATAAACCGAGGTATCGAGCGCAGTTGCCGCCACCGTAAAGCCCGTATTGGCGGTAATAGTCTGGATAGTCGGGAGCGCTCCGACCGTGCCGCTGACCGTATTGAGCGAGATGATGATGGCGTCGGTGATGTCGATGGACGTGTTGGAAACCGTAACTGGCGTCACGCCATTGGCGGTAAAAGTTCCAACTCGTCCATTGGCGCCCCGTTTGAAAGTGGGTCCCGCACTCGCGGTCGAAAACACGATACCGCCCGCAGACGTGACGGTACCAGTGAGGCTAGGCGAAGCCCACACGAAAGTGGCGAGCTGATTAAAGGTCCATTGCACATTTGCACCCGACTGTACGCCCACAGGCACGTCCGTGCCGGAGATCGCAGAGCCGGCCGGAAAGGCCGACCATTTGACGTTGGCCATGGCGCTACTCCGTGATCATCGTGTCACCGGCCTCAGTGATCATCACGTCGGCGGCTTCGGTGATCATGGTTGATTCCGGAATGATCACGGGATTGGTGAGGCCCGGCTCACCGAGGCCTCCGTCAAGCCAGTTGAGGCCGGCGCCGTATTCGAGCCCAGTGGTGGAGTCGATCAAGCCAGGCATGGCGCCTACTTCTGATAGTTCTGGATGACAGTCATCTTGGCAGAGCCGGTGCCACTGTTGAGCAGCAGCCGCGCCCACTTCGGCGGATAGGCATAGTTGCCCTGCACGCCAGTCGTGACCGCGCTGCCCACCAGAGCGCTGTCAGGATGGTTGACCCAATCGACAGAGTACGCATTGACCGGATTGGTCGCGGAGTCCGGATCGTTGAGCGTCTGCTGCACCGTCCAGTTGACGGTTCCGGACCCGTCCACCTGGATCGCGGTCGGACCCATGGCGCTGTACTCGTCGAACTGCACCCATGGCGAACTCGCCACGCCATTGGTGCCGAGAATAGCCGTCGTCGCTACCGCGCCCGATGTCTGCGCTGAGCTGATGGTCAGGAAATCGAGCTGGCTGGCGACCGTGCTGCCGCTCACTCCGGTGATCACCTCGGTCTGCGGAATGCCTGAAAGGCCGTTGCCGATCAGGGTGAGCGTGATGCCGGTATCGTTGCCGCCGCAGGTCCACAGCACGCGCCGCGCCGTGTCCAGGGTGGCTGATCCGTAGCATCCGACCGTGATAGCTCCGGTCGTGGCCCCGGAAGCCGTGATGCTGGTCACGGTCCAGAAGACATTGTTGGTGGACGTGACGGAAGCATTCGCGCCCGTGATGGTCTCGGCCACAATGAAAACGCCCCCACCAGGATTGTAGCTGGTGCCGGTAATGGTAAACGTCTTGGCGGTCTCATCGGCAGCCGTCGTCACATAAACGCGCTTCGGTGTGCCGAGATAAGCGATGCCGCTGCTGACCAGGGAGCCATTGAGCGCCAGGGCGCCCGCGCCCGATGGCGTCTGCGACTGGCAGATGTTGTTGGCGGTCGCCGTTCCGGCCGCACCGTTCAGAACGAGATATCCGCCAGTGCTGGCAGCCAGATTCTGAGACGTGGCGATCTTGTTGGCCGACGACGACGCGAGCGGGCCGACCTGGACCGTGATGGGGCGGGCCATAGGCTATTTCCCCTTGCCGATGCCGGGATATTTGCTGTGGACTCTGGCGCGAACCTTGGCCTTCTCTTCGGAAGAGCCATGCTGCGAAACACGCGCCAGCGCATTCCTCGCATGCGATGCGTCCTCGATCGGATAGCGCCTGCCAGGAAGGGCAAAGTTCTTGTCGCTGATCGCATTGCGAGCCTTAGCGGTGAGCGGTCCGCCGCTTGCGCGCGCTGGGCGATCAAGGCGAGGCCGCGCCGGCTCTCCGTCCAGCGCGACCCGCTTTTTCTTCTTGCGCATGATCATTTGAAGGTATGCCTGTAAGGCTTTGGAACCTCCGGAAACTTGTCACCGGGGTCCGCGTTGGACTTCGGCATCTGATCCTGCTTGACAATGCCGGTAGTCTTGCCCCCCGCCATCCTCTCGATCTTGTCGTTGACCCCGTAGCGGGGGGCTTTGATCCCCCCGCCAAGGTCGCGCGAGCGCGATGTCTTCGGCATCTTCATGGGATTACGCGGTCGCTGCCGACAGCGCGATGCCGGAGGTATGCCCATTCGGAACCGAGCCGGACACCTTCACATTCACGTCCGGATTGGTGGCCGAATAGTTGTTGGCTCCGATCACCGTGCAGTTGTCCATGATGATGACGCCGCCCTGCGAGGCATTGCTCGAGACTGCCGCCGTGATCGCCGTCGCCGCCGAATCGATGGCGTTGACGAACAGGCAGTTCTTGAACCACGCAAAGCGATCGATGGACGTGGCACCCGCCGTGATGAAGAACGGCGAGCTCGCTCCCGCATACATCGGGAAGATGCAGTCCTGGAAGATGTTGCGAGTGGCACTCGTGCCGAACAGAACGCTGGCATTGGCCGCAGTTCGCGACTCGGTATCGACACCGACTTGGCAGCCGATGAACGTGTTCTCCGACCCGCCGTTGAGATAGATGCAGTAACTTCCGGCCTGCCCTGCTCCGTTCGCCGAACCCATGCCCTGGAATGCGACGTTGACAAACGCATTCCGCTGGCCGGTGATCTGGCACAACTTCTCGGCAGTGGACGACTGGCCCGTGCCCTGGAACATCGAGAAGTTGGCGAACAAACAACCCTGCGCCGTCACCTTCAACATGTCGGCGATGTTGGTCGTTGCCGTGGTCGGCGGCGCAATGCGCGCACGCTGGCCGATCATCGTGGGCGCCGTCACGCCGATCAGGTGCACAGCCGACTTCGCCCAGACGAGCTGGGACGAAAGCCGGAACGTGCCCTGTGTCGGCGCCGAGGTCGTCTCCGACGACATCAGGACGACGACATCGTTGTTGCCCTCCGCCGCACACGAATAGGCATAGGAGAGTGTCTGCAGCGGAGCGTCTGGGGTCGCTCCGCCTGATCCTGCGCTGGCGTTGCCATCGGAGCCGGTGGTCGCATTCACGAACCACCAGTTCCCCGTCAGGGGAATGCCGCCGACGCCGCCAACCATGGGAATACCGAAGCTGGTAATCCCGTTGGGGAAGTTGGTATAAGCCATCTAGGCATTCCTCCGTCAGGCAGTCGGGAACTCGCCCCACGCAACGCGCGGGTCGTTGTAGGTCGGGGTGGCGCGCTGATAGCCCTTCACCAGAAGGTTATCGGTCACGTTGTCGACCCACATATCCGTCTCGAACGGATCGCGCTCGAAGAAGATGAGCCCGTCGTTCTCGGTCAGGACGAACCACGCAAACGCACTGGTGAGGTAGTCGATGGCCATGTAGTCGGTGACGCCACCTTCCATGGTGTTGATGGCGTTGATGTCGTTGTTGGCCGTGCCAGGCCTCAAGTCCGACTTGGTGAGGCGCTGCGCCACCGGGATGAGCTGGACCGGGACCATGAGCCCGTCCTTGCGCGGACGGCCTCTGATCTTCAGGTTGCGCTCGTCCACCCAGTTCGTGCGAATCTTGATGCACGCATTGAGCAGCGACGCCTCGTTGAGGTCTTGCGGCGTGGACGAGGTATTCGCCCAGGTCGACTGATCGACGGGATGGGCGGGGTCAAACAACGCCTTGCCGTCACCGCCGATGGTGGCATCGTAGGTCGTGCCGTTGTTGAAGATGTTGAAGCACTGGTACTCCCAGAACTCCTTGAACGACTTGGCAAGCCCCATGTTGGTGGGCTTGAACTCGCTCTTGTAGAGATTGTCGCGGATGGCCTTGCGCGTCCACGCGTAGCCAAGCCCGACCTCGTAGGTGGCGGCGTTGTAGACGTAACGCTGGCCGGCGTTGTTGTCGAACTCGGTGGCGCCGCCTTCCTGCTTGAGCTGCGCATAGCTCAGAAACGCCATCTGAGTCTTGCGCTCGACCGAGAGGGTCGACTCCTTCTGCTTGAAGACGCGCTTGTACTCGGTGGGGATGTTCGGGTACTCGCCGTCGACCTCGTAAAGGCCGGGGCGAAGCTCATCCCGGATTGCTGCGAGATTGATCGCCATGGTGTTAGTTCCTCATGCCTCTACGTGGTTAGACGCCAGTGGACTGCTGGACGTTGAGCGAGACGACGGCCCAGTTGTAGGCGCCGGCAGCAGTGCCGGGACCGATCTGGCCGCCCATGTAGTCCGCCCACAGAGCCTCAATGCGCAGCGGCTGCGTTGCGGCGCCATTGAGGCCGCCCGTGTCGAGATAGGAGCCGGAGAAGCAGCCACCCACGGTCGAGCCGGTGCCGACCACGATGTCAGCCGTGGCGCCGATGTCGGCCTGAGTAATGCCAGTCGCGTCGGTCTGGATGACATAGAGGCCGGGAGGCGACAGGATGCCGGGAATGAATTGCGCATCCACCGTGCCGGACGCGGCGTCGCCGCCAACCCAGTAGGGCGAATAGAGAATGTTGTTCTGGCTGACGCTGTAGTACCGGCAGCCGATGAACACGCCCCAGAGCTGCGATACGGCGGTTCCGTTCGTCCACTGGGTGAGATACCCAGTGCTCTGCATCTTGACGAAGTCGCCGCTGTAGATTTTGGTGGTGTCGCTGTAGAGGATGCCGTTCTTGAGAGTCACTTGGCCCATGGTCGGCGCGGCGCTCGACCCGTTGAGACCAAGATAACGGAGCCCAAACGGCGCATTGGTGTTCGCCATGGCGAGCTGATCCTGTCATGTGAAGCTGGGTGCCGATTGGCTCGGCGGCTCAACTTCCCGATCAACTCGACTCGCACCCGGCGAGTGGGAAGGAACAAGTCGCAGCGGCGCGCTGCGAAACTCACGAAATGAGACTTCAGCTACTCATCGAGTGTGTATTCATATTTGTTCTGGTTGAGAACGGGGACCGGCGCCTCGATCTTCACACCGGACACGCGGCGAGCCTCTGGGCTGCTGGGGTCGGCGACAGGGCTGGAATAGCCCATGCCCATCTTCTTGCGGGAGCCGCGCACGGCTTCATCGGCCGCACGCTTCTCGTCACGCTTGGCTTCCCGGTAAAGCGCCATGGGGATCTCCATGAGCGCCAAGCCGTCGATCTCAACGGCGCCCGGGTAGTCGACAGGCATCCACAGGCCTGGATGCCTGCTTGCGGGAACCGGCGTCCAGCCATTGCGTTGGAGATTGACTTGGTGTGTCGTGTCGGGCTGGCCGAAGATGGATTTCCGCTTCCACTCGTACATCCAGCCGTCAGGAACGACGCCGGCAGGAATGTGGAAGCGATCCTCGGTGTCGAACGACTTGCGCCAGATCGGCTTGCCGTCGCGGCCAACGGCAACGGCGCGATCCTTGGGCACCGCCGTTGGGCGCTCGACTCGCTCCGGCTCTACAGTGCGCGGAGGGGCAGCGACGCGAGAAGGGCTAGCTTTTGCTTTCGTGGCGACGGCCATTGTCAAGCTCCGTGAGGATAGTCGGCATCGAGGTAGTTCTTGGGCAGCTTGCCCTCTTTGATGGCGCGCAGGACGCCTTGGGCGTAGACGGCCGGGTCCGTGCCGATCTCCTTGGCGACCTTCACCAAGTGAGGATGCAGCTTGATGCGCATCTTGTTGGGAGACGATCCGCCAGCATCGCTGCCGTTGCGCGACACTGGGGCCGCCGCGACGACCTTCGGTCTCGCCTTCTCCTTCGGAGGGTCTTCCTCTTCCACTTCGTCACCTCCATCTGCAAGACCGAGCCTCTGCTCTAGGAACTCCAGGAACTCTGCGCTGTGCGGCTTCAATCCCTCGGCGTGCTCAGCCTCGTAGGCCGCTGCCTGCAGCTTGGCATTAAGCTTCCTGTCCGTGACGTATTCCATGTGGTCACGGAGCCAGTCCTGCGAGGCCTTGGGATATTGAGCGATCTTCTCTTCAGTGCTCAATTCGCGCGGCTTTGGCTCTTCGCGTGCTGGCTGCTGTTCGCGTTGCTCGGGCTCGGCCTTGCGGCGAAGATGACCTTCAACTTCGATCTTCTCGCGCTCGAGCAGGGCAATTTGCGCCTCGGCTTGTGACATCAGGCGCTGCGACTTGCTGAGAAGATTGCCGTCGCCAGCCTCCATTGCTCGCGCCATGTCGCGCTCGGCCGCTTCGGCTTTCGCCTTGTGGCCGTCGATCTCAGCCATGAGATGATGATAGCGGGCGTTGACTATGCCACCGCCGAGCTTGGTGATTTCCTCGCCACGCTCTTCGGCAAGCCTGGCCGCCTTCTCAGCAGCTCGACGTGCCTCGTCTGCCTCGGCGGCCTTTGCATCTCGCTCACGCTCAAGGGCGCGAATGCGATCATCATCCTTCTTGACCAGCGCCTCGCGCTTAGCCGGAACGGTTTTCGGCAGTCCGTCCGCGTCGTGTCCAAGGGCGATGTCGTCGAGCGCAACCTCGACCATCAGTCCGTCATCTCTGTCCATCAGACGCTCCCCACCTTAAGCTGCGCGAGACTCATAATCTTGGCATCAGGCTTGTCGTTATATGGATGATCATTGACAGCTTTTGTTAGCTGATGCCATGCGTCCACAATTAGTGTCTCCAATTCAGATCGCGATTTGTCTTGGATGTTCTTTCTAGTAATCGCTATTCCAAGCCCAATTTCCTCTCCTCTGGAGCGAACGGGCATATGCATGTTGTCGCGCCGGTACGCCTTCAGCAATATACTATCTGTTACGTGATCGACCCACGCGTCTAATTCGAAGATCGTATTTGGTCTCTGGTTTTGCGCCTCAATTGGGCGTGCCAACTTCTGTGCCATTTCGCGAACGCTTTCCATGTGCGACTGAGATTCAGGCGCCCAGAGCAGATGCGGATCGTGCGATTCATGTACTCCAATACCCATGGAGGCCGCAGCCGACGCCAGCAGCGTCCAAATCTTCCGTCTTGTGATTTTCATGGCGCTCACCACACGCAATCAGGATCGGGAAGCCTGCCGTTGATCAAGCCTTCGGCGCGGAAGATGCGGCAGGGAATGCCATTGAGCTGACAGGCCTCACCATCGGAGGCGCGGAACCATACCCAGTCGCCGATCTCGTACTTGAGGCCATGAAACTGGGTCGTGTCGTCGTCGACAAAGGCCTTAGGACCCATCGCCACAATGAGCCCGACTTTGCCCTGCCAGACATCCTCGTCATTGGCACGGTCGGTCAGGATGATGCCGCCGACCGTCTTCTCGGGGCGCCGATAGATGGCAACGAGCACCTTGTTGAGATTGACAAGGCCCTCGGGAATCTCGCCGATCTCATCCAGCAATTTCTTCTTGGGGTCCTCGGCATGCACCATCTTCATGCGGGCGCCAATGCCGAGGCTGGTCACTTTCCTCTCGAACAATGCCGACATCACGTCTCCTTCTTGGCTTTCTTCGGCTCACCCATCAATTGCCGCTCTACGGACTGGCAAATGGCCAACGCTTCCTTGTAGGCGGCGACGGCGCCGACACGCTTTGCCCACATCATGCCGGCGACGGCCGCGTCCTCGAGATTGAGGCCGACGCCATCTCCAGCATTCGTATACTCGGATTGCAGGCGTTCCTTGATCAGCGCCGCCACGTCGGCGAGCGCTTTGAACTCATAGCTGGACAGGTTCATGCGAGGTGCAGGAATCCAGATCGGAACGCTGCATGGGGGCGTGGAAGGCCTTGCCAGACTTGGTGCAATGCCCCCAGCTCTGGCTTGTCACGGACGGCTTGTAGTGGGTGCAGTTGCCGCATACCATGCGGACCATTGGCGCCTCGATCTTCGCCTTCAGGGCGTCGATCTCCTCGCGCAAGCTGTCCATGTCCGGGATGCCGAGCTCGGCCTTGAGTTTGCGGCTCACTTGCGGCGCCTCTCGACGGCTTCGGCCTTCTCCTCGCGGCCTTCGCCGGAACCAGCGCCAGCATCGAACTTGACGCGTCCGCCCTTGGCGAACTTCGTCAGCTTCTTGGCATGGTGCATGTCGCGCTCATGCTTGTGCACCATGCTGGCCGCCATCTTCTTGTCTTCGGCCGCGTCGGAGTTGATTCTGCCGCCGTCCTTGCGGCCTTCGGCCTTTTCTGCCTCTTCAGCCGCAGATCGCGCTTCCTTAGCGTTCACTGCAGTTGAAAGCGCACCCTCCCCAATGCCCGCATTGAGAAGCGCTCTGAGCGGCCTTGGGGCCATCCTCGAGGCAGCTCGTAAACCAGACATTACGCCAGTAGCCACACCAGACGATGTAGTGCGCCCTTTGGCGGCATCGGCTTTGTCACGCAGATGTTGACCCGTATCGCCTTCGCCAGTCCAGCCGCCATCAGCACGCTTGCGCACCTTGCCACCTCTGGCAAACCGCTGCACCGCGCCGCCATGCTTGCGCATCGGCATAGGCGGACCGCCGGGCCCAGGGGGCGGCATCGGAGGACCAGCCATCGGAGCCGGCGGCATTGCGGGTGCGCCATCGCCCTTGCCGGCGACAACCACGTTGACCGTGGTCTTGGACTTCGGCTTGGCCTTGCCGCCCTTGCGATCGAGGCGGGCGCGGGCCGGCATGCCATCGATGGGACCACCATCCGCATAGGCCTTCCGTTGCGCCGGCTTCAGGCCGGGCACCGCCCCGCCGTTGGCGAACTTGTAGGGCTTGTCCCTGTGCTTGCCGCCGTACTTGGAGAGAAGCTTGGTATTGCCGGACGAGCCCATGCGGGCCATGGACGACATTTTCATTGCATGCCTCCTACGGGCGGCAAAGGTTGCTGCGTTACAGGGTGCACAAGGTCTTGCCAGTCCTCCTGCGGAGGCTCTTGCGTGTGCTGGGGCTGCATGTACGGCAGCCACTGTTTGAGCTGATCGTCGACGGCGCCCTCGGTTTCCGGATGCACGGAGGTCGCCTGGATGATTTCCTTGGCCGTGTTGACCATGGCCAGGTTCTCCTGGCTCTCACGGTCAGCCGCAGCATTCTGCAGCTTCAGCAGCTCCACGTGGCCGCGGATTTCTTGATCGCGGGACTTGAGCTCCGCATCTGCATCCTTGCTCTTCTGCTGCATGGCCGCGATCTGCAGCTTGGTCGTCTCAGCAGCCTGTTTCGCTGCAGCGTTGGCCTGTGCCGCCACGATCTTTGGATCTGGCGGGGCTTGCTGCGGCGGCGCCAGGAATGAGCGGAACTGCTGCTCTCCCATCTGATAGGCTTCGCGCGCCACGTACTCGTCGACCTTGACGGGATCGTAGGCGGGGTTTCCCATGGTGAGCTGCTTGAACCCGAGTGCCAGCAGCTTGCGATGCATGGCTGATGGAACGTTGGGATCGGACTGTGGCGTGATCTCAAAGCGATCAAGTGCCGCCTTGAACTTCTGGACCCTGATCTCCTTGTCGGAACCCATGGCGGGCTTCTTGTTGCCGCGCCATAGAGCCTCGGGATCGTTCTTGAACAGCTCCATCAGGAGCCGGAATTCCTCTTTCTGGGCAGCATGCAGCGCCTTGTGGGCGCCGGCCATGACCTTCAAGGCCTGCTCGATGGTAGCGAGGATGGTGCCGACCGGCACATCAGCGTTGCCCTCGCCCACGGGAAGATCGGCACTGCCAAGCAATCCTCTCCCTACATTGCGCAGCTGATCAATCAAACCGACGACGACGGGCGAGGCGTCCTTGTAGGGCATGCCCATGACGGCCTGCTGGATCGGCAGGCCGCCAGTGTCGATCTCCATCGCACCGCCAGGCGGAACAGCAATCTCGTTGGAGAGCTGGCGTCCCGTTCCCTTGGCCTTGATCAGGCCGGGATAGTTGGCGGCCATGCCAGCATCGATGGAGATGCGCAGCAGGGCTGTCAGAGCAGCGGCGATGTTGCCGCCCATGTGCCCAAGGCCGGAACCGTAGATGCGGCTGAGCCCCGTCGAGAACGGGAACAGCACGAAGGGAATCTTGGCGGTATAGTCTTCGTCGTCCTCGTCCCAGTTGCGGCGGATTTCGAGGATTTTGCGGCTGTCGGCTTCGATGGTCACCTTGTAGGGAAGAGGAAGGCCAGTGACCTTGCCATCCTCCTTATGCTGTTGACCTTGGATGTCCAGCTCGCAATAGCACTCATAAATCGTATAATCCTCGTCCTCCTGGCGCTGTGGCTTGACCTTGCGGCCGTCGATGTTGGACACCTTCTGATCGACGGCATTCGGCGTCGGCGGCATCGGGTCAGTGAGCGTCACGTCCCGATAGACGCCAGCAATCTGCATGCGCTTGAGCACGCTGCGGCGCATCGACACTTCATGCGTGATGCGGCCAGCGTTCTTGAGATCGGTGGCGTTGGTCGGGACGATCAGATCGGTTCCGGCCACATACTCGGAGACCGGCCGGCGCCGCAGCGGACACCAGTACACTTTCTTGAACGTGCCCGACGCAAGATACGTCCACCACAGCATGTAGCGGGTGTCGGGATAATACTCGGTAGCTGTCCCCGGCGCGTTGCTGACCAGATAGAAGTTGAGATCGGTTTCAAGCTCCTGAGCGAGATCGTTGGAGTCCGGCTGATCCACATCCCAGTTCGTGACCTTGACGGGGCCTGAGGCCGGACACAGTTCGGCGAACGCATTGGCGCGCCCGCGCTCGACGGCCTCCAGCAGGATGGGATCGCGCACCACCGACGTGCTCATGCCCATGGTCGAGCCGGATACGTCAGCTTTCGGTTCCTCGAGCTTCATGCCTAGGAGCTCGACCAGCCTGGCACGCTGCGTCACCCATTGCTGGCGATCGCTCTTGTCCGCCTCGATGGCCTCGAGCAGCATCTCGCAGATGCGGGTTTGCTCCATCTCGTCGATCTTGTCGGCGAGATTGGCATCGTGTGCTGTTGGGCCGGCGTCTTCCGGTTCGTCGAGATTGCCACCGAAATCAACCGTGACACTGCCATCGTCATGCGGGATCGTGATGGCGCCTGTTGCCGTGTCGAGCGACGGCTCAGACCCAAGGCCATTGATCACAACCTCCACATCCTGGGACTGCCCGTCCTCAGGCGGAGATTGCTTGGCCTTGCGCTTGCGGCGCTTGGGCTGCCGCGAAGGCGTGAGGTCAGTAAAGGCCATCAATGCGCCCGCGCTTCACCCTGCTTGGCTTCCTCGGCCGGCGGCTGCGTCCGCAGATGCGATAGCCGCCACGCCATGTCGTCCATCTGCTTCAAGGCGGCATCGACATTGATGTCGCCGACCGGCTGGCTGAGATAGGAGACGAGCTCCATGAGGCCGCGCTGGACGGAGCCGACGATATCGGAGCCGGTGGGCCAGGAATGCTGGTTCTTGCTGTCTGCTGCCATGAATGCTCCCTATACTGGATAAAGCGGCTCACGCTTCGTACGATGCAGCATGGATTCACGCTCGTTGTATTCGCGCTCTTCGCGGCGCACGATCAGGTTGTTGTCCCGCAGGTATTTCAGGCCCTGCGTGAGAGCATCGACAAGGTTGTCTTCATCTCCTGGCAGGCCGCGGAACTTCGCTGCCTCGTCAATGACCATCTGCGCCCATTCGCGGAATTGGCCCGACTTGTCGTCGTAGGGCGCTTCGATCAGGCCATCAGCAAAGAGATGCTGAATGGCGTAAGCTCTGGCCCTCTTGTCCAGTGAACCTGGATTGACGAGCTGCACGCCCCAGTCGCGATCCGAATAGAGCCGCCTGATCTCCTGGGCCACTGAATGACCGGAAGCCTTATCCTCGATCAGTAGCCTGTCGACGCGCAACCGCGTGCAATCGTGCGCCACTTGCTCGACGAGACCCCAATGCGGCTGGGTTCGCCTCAGAAAGGCAACATTGGTTTCCTTGGGGTCTCGATCCTGGGTTTGGCCGTGAAGCTCCAGCCACTTCTTCCATGCATGCATCAACAGAATGCGCGGCTGACCATTTTCGGTCCGATAGATGCCGAGGATCACGAAGCCGCTCGGGTCGTTCTCCTGCTTGGCTGTGAAGGCCGGATCAAGAGAAGCAACGACGAACTCTGGCCTGTGCTTTGGCTTGGCGCCGATCGCGAGCTCGTAAGTACCCCACCATGCTCGCTTGATGATGCCGCCGCCGCGGGGTTCTGGCGACTGCTGATACTGGCCGGAATAGGCGTATGGTCCTAGCGTGCGCTTGAGTTGGGCAACCGCCGATGGGGAAAAACGCTCAGGCCAAGCCAGCTCGCCGTCGTCTTCCCGCGGGTCTTCCCAGCCGATCGCGGTTCCGCAACGCCTTGCCGGGTCGAACTCCATCGGCACCATCAGGTGCACATAGCCAAGATCATCGGCGATCAGCGCGTTGGAAACGTCCTCCTCATGGACACGCTGCATAATGCATACAATAACGCCGGTCTCCATGTCATTGAGGCGGTTGGACATGCCTTCCCGCACCCAGCGAACCGTCTCCGACCTGACGGCCTCGCTTTCACCTTCCTTGACGTTGTGCGGGTCATCGAGGATTACGCGATCGCCGCGCTCACCCGTGCCGACGCCCTTGACTGAGGATGCAAATTTCCAGCCTGTGGCATCGTTGGCCACCCTGATCTTGCCATCCTCCGTCAGCGTGACGGCGTGGCCCCAGAGTTCGTGAAACTCTCTGGAGCGCAGCAGATCGCGAAACTTGCCGTTGTCCCTCTCTGTGAGATGCGCTGCATATGAAAACGTCACGTAGCGGATGCTTGGCAGGCCGGCCGCCGACCATTCCCATGCTGGCCAGAAAACATTGACCAGCATGCTCTTCATGAAGCCCGGCGGAACATTGATCAGAAGCCGGTTGATCTCGCCCCGCGTTACGGCCTCGAGATGGGCGCAGATCGCATGGAGCACCCAGCCTTCTACCAGTTCCTTGCTGGGCTCGAGCACATGCCAGAAGTAGCGGACGAAGTGGAGCAGGCCACCATCAAGGTCCGCTTGGCGTTTCCTTTCCTCCCGAAGCAGCTTTTCCCATTTGGCGGCGGCCTTGCGCTCTTTCAGCAGGCGCCCAGCGGAACGGATGTGCATGCGTCAGTGCGTGACGACCGGCAATTCTTCATCGTTCAGGAACGCATCAAGCTCCTCGTCGCTCATCCGGGAGAACTCGCCAGCTTGGCCGCTCTCGACCTGCTTCACGTAGAACCGGCGCAGCTCGCCACGTTTCACTTCGGCTTGGATAGCGGCGCTCAGCTGGCCGTTGGTCTTGGCGAGCTCACGGAGGTTCCTAAGCTCCTCCATGTGTTCTTCCAATGATAACAAGCCCTTCTCTTCGACCTTAGCCTGCAAAGCTGCAAGCCTTAGGCGCACATTAGGGCGCGCCAGCATTCTCGATGCCTCGACGTGGACGGCCTGCGGCTTCCACTTCTTGGCCTTCGGATTGCAGCGGCGATAGGATTCTGAGGCGTTTGTGGTCTCAAGATAGGCCGCGACAAAGGCGGTTTCTTGAGGATCGAGATCGGTCTCAGCCATACTTGAGTCACAATGTTACGGGATATTGCACTTCGTGATGAGTTGCGTTAGCGTTGGTAGTGCGTCGTGCGCAATGTAACGGCTTCGGTAGCCCGATGAGGGCACCGGGGCCGTCATGCTTCAGGTGAGCGTGCTGCCCAAGCCACCGCCCGCCCCGCCAGATATTATGCTGGTTGATGGAGCGAATGGAACGGTTATCGTCCCCGTGCCCACGCTTGGGTGCATAGGCGGTCGCACCGTGCATGGGCACCGATCAGTGAAAGGGGAAACGCCAGCCCCGCACTGCGGGCAAATCCAGCCGCGAGTTCCGCCAGTTCCGCCACCGCCCCCGCCGATGCCTTGCTGCTTCATGGCCTGACAGCCGTGCTGGCGGCAAGTCTCAGATGTGCACCCACAGGTGTACCCGATCGTCATTTCGTCACCGTTGGTTGAGCCAGCGTCCGCGCCGAGTACCCCATCACAGCCGCCAGGGAAGTCAGTCCAGCGCCAGCGGCGCCCCAGGCTGCCACAGCCCCACCCTGAAGCGCGGCGGCCGTCACGGCGCATCCTAGGCCGGCTAGCGCCAATGTATAGCCTATGATCTCGCGGGCAGGCATGGGTCAGGATAGCTTACCTATGTTGCACGTGAAACAACGCCCCGGCCTGCCCCTCCATACAACCACCGCCCTAGGGAGGGCCTAAGAGACGCTTTCGCGTTTCGCCTTTAGGCTCATCAGTCCGCTCTTTTACGAGCGGGCGGCATTGGGCTCCCAACTCTACCGGGACTGGGGAGCGTGTGACTGCGTTTCCATCTTGACTTTCGTTGCAAATCATGCCTTGGGCTTTTTCTGCGCTTCCCAAGCTGCGGTGCGCAGTCCAAGCTCCAACAGTTTGCGAACGGCAGCGCTTTGTGACTTGTATCTGTTTGCAAATCTGAAGTCTTCGATGTCCGCCAGCATGCTCGGGCGGATGGCCATGAAAAGCCTAGCTCCGGAAATCGCGTCGTCCGGATCGTCGTCAGGCTGGGATACTGCGGGATTGGCCATTTGGGGATTACTCAGGTCACTCTTCGGGCTTCGCCTCGAATGGCGGCCCTGGCACCTTGGCTCCCGGCTTATGGGCAATGGGAGAGGCCAGCACGCCGATGCGACCAACGCCACCGCCACGACTTTGACATTGCAGTCTGTCTCATGGTTCGCAACTGTACGCAAGCAAAATCTTATCGCTATGTGCGGATTTTTTCCGGTGTGGCTAGGCGGCCTTCACCGCCGAGAATGGAACCTCGATGACATGCATGGCGCCGAACATTTGCAGCATGGCCCTGATACCCTTTTTTGTGATGGCATCGATCTTGGTGGTCTGAACGGTTCCGCCGACTGAAACCTCGACGGTTTTGCCGATCTTCAGAGCCTTGTGGAAGTCGACGGCCGTCATTGCAGTGGATTCATCCACCCGCTTCTTGATGAATTCGACCTCGGGCTCGCTGAGCACATAGGGCGACCATTGTGCCCGACTCCTGGACAGTATGCCTTTGATCTCGGGAATGTTGTCGCGCAAACTGTCGTAATCGCGGCCAATATCCGTCAGGCCGGCGAAAACGTAGGTGGGGAACAGGGCATAGCGGGATTGGACATGGTGGCGCTTGCCGGGCTCCTTCTTGTAGACGACTTCGCACGGCAGCATAGCGGGGTACTCCGCCTGGGTGATGCGGTGGAGCACCTTGAACTCGCAGCGATGGATGGGCTGGGTGCGGAGGACGACCCACTTGATCTGGCTCATGCAGTCCTGCGTTTGACGACGCGCACGCGCTTAGAGTTCTTCTGCTTGAGACGCGTGGACACGTCGAGGCGCTTCCGATTGGGGACAAAGTTGCCGTCCTTGTCGATCTTCCAGCCCTTGATGTAGATGCCGCTAAGCCTCATGGGTGATCACCTTCGCCTCGAAGTGCTCGCCCATCTGGCGGGCAACCTCTAATGCTGCGGCATGGTCGCGCCTGTTGTTGATGCTGACGCCGATCCAGGTCTCACCGCCATCGGGGACGACGTGGACGGTGGCGATCTGGTTGGCGATGGCATTCCTGCGGGCCTCGCTGGTCTGCAGGGTCTTGAGGTATTCCGGGTCATTGCTGGGCAGCTTCAGTTGAGCGAAGCCGTCGCAGAGAGCTTGGACGTTCTCAGCCATTGCCTTGATCATGTCGCGGTCGGCCTGCGCCAGGATGGCGTCGGCTTTGGCCTCCAGCTCTTCTGGCGATGGTCCTTGCTGGCGCTTGCGTCTAGCCATTCTCGGCGACCTCCAGTAGGCCAAGCTGCTGCGGGGACGGCTCATCCTTTGGTGGCTCTATGAAGAGATCGGATTGCTTGGTGACTTCTTCGATGCGGCGGCAGGCCAGATCGAACCATTGCGGATCGATCTCAATGCCGACGAAACGGCGCCCCTCAAGAACGGCGGCAACGCCCGTTGAACCGCCTCCCGTGAATGGATCAAGCACTAACTCTCTGGGCTTCGTGTGCAAGCGGATGAAGTGCCGCGCCAGCTCGGGCGGCTTGGGAGTTGGATGATCCCTCGCCTGTGGGATAACTTTGCGGATGCCGAGGTATCCGGGCCGGATGACATTCTCGATCCTGTCCGTTTCGTCGTACCATTTGCATGCGCCGCCGCGCTTCTGGCCCACAAGCACAGTCTCGTAGGACCGGCGGTAATGCCAGCCCATGCCCATCGGGCCCTTGTCCCATACGACCATCTGCTTGAAGTCCAGATGGCGGTCCATCTCCAGCGACCAACGTGCAAACTGCGGATCGGGGCCGCCGCCGCCGCCGCAGCAGCAGCAGCAGCCTCCCTGGGCTAGCAGCTTGGGCGCCGCCTCAAAGAGCCAATTCGCGAGAGCCTGCGCTTCCTCTGCCCCATCATTGGCGATTGGACGGGGATTTGATCCACAATCGAGAGGCCGCGCTAGGGCGCGCTCCCAATTGTGGATCAAATCCCCGTCGTTGTTGTTATTATGGCCATAAGGAGGGTCGGTAAAGATCATATCGACCTGCGGAAGCAGCGGGGCAATCTTCCTGCAGTCCCCCAGGTATAGCCTATGTGGGCCGATATCCTCTCGCCGAAACGACTCCAGCCTTTCCCGCATCGTTTCGATGGCGAGATCGTAGCACTTGCGGGAGTTGTCGGCCGCGTCATAGCCTTTATCGCCTTCCCAATAGGAGCGGAGCGCCGCCTTCAGGATGGCGAAAGAGGAAACGGTCGGTTTCTTGGACTTGCGGCGGCTCATCGCTCGTCCCTGTCTCCGCGCAGCACGGGCATCCGACATGGAGTAGCCAGCACTACACAGCGTTTCTGAAAGCCGCTGCCGGCGCCAACCGTCTCGCCGATCTTGCCGAGCGTGGTTTCATTCGTGGACGCTCGATCACAACGCCAGCGATAGCCGCGTGCGTTCTCGATATCCATGAACTTTTCGCCTTCGTCATAGCGAACGGTTGCCTGCCACTGCCGGACGGCGGCGTTGAGGGCGCCCTCCTTGGTGACGTGGAGCTCGCCGACGACGCGGACGGGAGAACCCTTGCAATGCTCCCCTCGCTCGAGGGCTGGGTCTCTGCGCTCCCATCGCTCCTCATCCCAGTCCCGTCGCGGCGGCGCGTAGTACCTGACCGGAGATCTCCATCTCACACATGGATACGATACAGCTCCCCAGCTATCGACGTGGCGATAGCAGCGCCTGTGGGTGGCCCAGTATTGGGATTCAGGCTGGCCCATCGCCACGCTGAATGGGGCGACGATCAGGGCTAGGGTGATCAGGGTGGTTCTCATGACGCAAGGTATCCGTTTCCATAAGAGCGACGACGCGCAAGCGCGTGCTCGGTCTGCGCCTTGATGCGGGATTCCTCCTCGATGGCCTCCAGCTTGATTAGGGCATGGTCGAGCTGGGCCTCGAGGTACTGGATGCGCTGGCGGGCGGTGTTGAGCTGGCGGCGCAGGACTTCGATGGTGCTGGGGCGCTTCATGCTACGGCCTCTCTTTTCAATGCTGGTTCGCCGATGCAGTCGGGGCAATCCAGCTCGTAAATGAACGAGCCGCCTGCCGTGGTCGCGTATCCGTTGCCGTGGCACGACCGGCAGGTGCCAAGCACGCCACTCAGAACGTCGAGGATGTCCTGTCGCGTCTCAGGGTGCACGCGCGGAAGCACCTTGCTGCGAAGATTGTCCTGCAACCACTCCCACGACTGCCAGTCGCGCGGCCATTCGCCGCCGTAAGCACGCGAGGCTCCCATCCAGTCGGCCACCATCTCGCGCACGGCCCACATCGGCATGCGCAGAGCGCCCTTGAGATGCGAGGCGCGATCATGGCCGGTGCGGCTGATCCAGTATTCCCAGTGGTGCGGGTTGACGTTCTGGTGATGCAGCCACGCGCGGGCGAAACCGTCAGGATCATCCTTCGAACCAAAGAACTGCCGCCCGTAGTGCGGCGCCTCGGCGGGCGTGAACTTGCTCCAATCATGGATAATCAAGCGCCACAACGGAGCGCGCGTCTTAAGGCCGGCGCGGAAGACAAACGTCTTGTGGCGGATCGTCAACCACAGATAGCGCAACGTCGGAAGAATGTTGCTCATTCCGTCCTCCATCTCGGCTCCAGCTCATCCAGGAACCTTTCCAGCCTCATGCTTTTGGTTTCGTCAAAGATGGCGGCCAGCTCGGTGATGTCGTCGCGATGCAGAACGTAGCCGCCGACCTTTCTTGCTAGCTTCGCCTCCAGGTACTTGATCCTGGTGTCCTGGTAGACGGCGAGCTTGTCGGTGTCGGCGAGCTGCTTCTCAAGCTGGGCGATCTTGGCGTCGGACATTCTCATTGCTGCGAAACCTTCAGAAATTGACCCGGCGCCGGAACAGCCTACGCTCTGACGTGCCTCTAAGCCTTGGAGCCCTTTGGGAGGAAGACACCACGCCGTGGAGATGGCGAGCTCTGACAAGGTTCAGGGGTTCCGACGCCGGGATGGGTGTTACCGCTTCTTGCAGTTGGCGAGCTTCGGATCGCAGGCCGGGACAGGCTCCGGGCTGTCGTCGAAGATTTGCGGCTGCAGGTTGGGGCCGATCTTGAAGTTCACGCCGAGGCGGATCTGGTCGCCTCGAATGTCAGCGCCGGGAGCGATGTTCTTGTTGTCCACGAACTGGTGGGTGTAGCGCAGATCGACGCTGGCCGGCGTGCCCTTAATCTTGACCTCGATGCCGCCGCCGACGCCCCAAGCGTCAACGTCCTGGTTGAGGAACCCCGTCGTGTAGAAGCGGGTCCATTCGCTGTGGCCGTAGATGAGAGCGTTCTGCGATGGCAGGATGCCGAGCCGGCCGCCGACGCTCAGATCGTAGTTGGCGCCGAGGGTATGCAGATCGCCCCACACGCGATCGGCATCCACGAACAGGCCGGCAACGAGCGCCGCCATCTGATAGTCGCAGAACACGCTCACGCCAGCCGTCTGGCCGCTCGAGCCGATGTCGATCGGGCCCTGGTTGACGGCGCCTTCCATCAGGCCGCCGTGCACGCCAGCACCACAGCCGGTCCAGCTCGTCCCTGCGTGCGACTTGCTGGTGCCGACCACCGTGACGATGGCCATCGCCCCAGCCAATGCCGCGAGCATGATGAACCCTCGGCGATGCTTCTGCATGTAGGCTACAATTCGCGCTTTCATGGCTTGCGTCTCCGCTGTTGTGTTAAGGACTTGGAACGCACTGCGAGACGCAACTAACTCGTGAAGGCGATCAGCGCTGCGGCAACGATTGCCGACAGCGGGACAATGACCATTGACGCCCACGTGATGATGCGGACGTTCATTCGGCTGCCTCCGGCAGGATTGGCTCCAACTCTTCGGCGAGTGGGTGGTTGTTGAATGCTTCCCAGGCGTCAACGGCGGCCTTGCACAGCTTGGTGTAATCTTCATCCGATAGCATCGGCGAAGCATCTTGCAGGGCCGCCTCAGCCTTCTGCCAGGCCTCCCACAGCCTCGCCGCCTCTTCGCGTTCTGCTAGGTTGGATGGGGGGATCATGCTTGCTCTCCTCACGATTGACTGCAAACGGCGCCGACGAGCATGTGTATCCACGATGCTCGCGTCACGTAGGCGACCGCAGCGACGCTGCCCCACCACGCCGCCATGACAAGCGCGTCCACCGCTAGGGAATACGCCCAGTGCTCTTGCGTCGTATCGCGCCAGAGAAACTTTGCAAATGCTGGCCGATTGTCATGGTGCTCAATGGTCATTCCCGCCTCTCAGTACATGCCGAGTTGCGAATAGAAGGCGCGCAGCGCTTGCCTTGCGTCTTCGACGTTCCTGCCGGTCTCCAATGCGCGGGAGAGATCGGCCAGCAGCTCTCGCTCTTGAAGCTCGATCATTGCCGCCTCAGTCCCTTCTCGTTGTAGATTTCCGCCAACCTCATTTCGGCCACGAGTTCTGGCGGAACGATGCACTCCGGGTGACCTGGTGGCGGCCCAAGCTTTCCGACATCCCACACGCCGTTGGCGTATTTCGATATGCCGGTCAGCCAGCGATCCCGCGTAAGCTGGGCGATCTGCTTGCTGTCCTTCCACCAGGGCACAGAACTCTGCGACTGCAGATGGCTTTCCCAGCGACGATCGCGCAGATATCGCTCGGCGTGCACGCATCGATAGTCGGGGTTCTTCCGACAGTAGGCATTGAAAGCCGGAAGGCTGGTAACGGCGGCGTTCTGGTCGGGCTCGCCCAGCCGCTCCCATTGCTCGAATGCTCTAGGCTTCGAGTTGTTGGTGATATCGGGATATCCGGCCCAGAAGACCTCGAAGGCTTCCGAGTAGGGCGTTTCCCGCCGCTTCCGCTTCGGCTTTTTGGCCTTCTCGTCCGAACTCGCTTCGGACAAACCTCTGTTATTAGACTCTACAGTAGTTAGAGTATCTATTGTTATGTGTTGCCCTTTTGGTTGCCCAACTGGTTGCCCAACTGGTTGCCCTTGTTGCGGCTGCAAGATGTATTTATCTGCGATTTGTGAGGCACTTAGCTCGGCAGACTGGTTGCCCAACTGGTTGCCCAACTGGTTGCCCTTTTGGTTGCCCTTGTTGTCGGCGCAAGTAGTATCGCCGTCGAATTGAAACCTCCAGTAGTTTACCACAGCCAGGATTGTCGCCTGGTTGCCGTAGAACTGGGTATCGTCATCAGCGTCTGCGCTCGTGGCCTTCTGGCCTTCGATAGCGCGACGCTGGAGCATGTTGTCCTCGATCAGCCTGTCTACCCAAGCCCGTACCGTTTTGGCGCTCCAGTTGAACGTATGAGCCAGGAAAGCCCATGCGCCCAGCAGGTCGCCCCGCTTCAGCGTCATCTTCCGCCCGCGGTTGGTGACGGTATGGTCCGCGAAAGATGCGTTGCAGATGATCCAGACCCATGCCTCCATCCGGGAATAGGCGCCGCGGCTCGGGTCTGCTGGCGCGACGGGCTGGCCGGCGCCAACGAGGGGATGGGTCAGAATGTCGGGATCGATAGCTACCCAGCGATTAGAGGCCATTGTCGCCTCCATCGCTGTCTGCATCATCGTTCACGATCTCGACGACAACGATCCGTTCGCGAGGGTCTAGCCGCTTGCGCCGCCACAGTTCAGCGACGCCAACGGCGGATTCCTCGTCGAAATAATGACCATCGGAGCGCAGCGGCGTATGTACTCCGTCGCGATCATCATCGGCGTTGTCGGGGATGTAGCCGAGTACAAGGAAGGTCATCAGCGTGCCTCCCTCGCCAGATTGCCAAACCTAGTCAGTTCGCCAGTGAAGGAAAGATCGATCGAGCCGAGTTCACCATGACGATGCTTGCCCACAATGACCGTGGCTTTGCCGCGGGCAGCTTCCATTTGCCTGAGCCAATCGCCATATCCGGCATCCGCGATCTGAGGCTCTTTGCGCTCAAGATAGTACTCGTCGCGATAGACGAAGAGCACAACGTCGGCGTCCTGCTCAATCGAGCCGGACTCACGCAAATCCGACAGTTGTGGGCGTTTGTTGTCGCGCTTCTCGACCTCGCGCGAGAGCTGCGAAAGGGCGATGACGGGAACGTGGAGCTCCTTGGCCAGCGCCTTGAGGCCGGTGGTGATCTCGGTGATATCCTGGACGCGGTTCTCGCGACGGCGCGAAGCCTGCATGAGCTGCAGGTAATCCACCACGATCAGGCCGATCTTGTGCCGGCGCTTGACGCGCCGCGCCCTGGCGACAAGCTGAGCAATCGTCGGGCCGCCCACGTCATCCAGATAGAGCGGTACGTCGGCAAGGTCTTTGACGGCTTCTGCCAGCTTCTGAATGTGACTGCGCGCTCCGGTTGATGAGCGTCGGAACACCCCCGCTGAAACCTCGATCTCTTCGCCTAAGATGCGGCCGGCGATCTGCTTGTCGGACATCTCCAGCGAGAAGAAGTGCACGGGAGCCTGCGAACGAGCCACATGGAAGGCGATGTTGGTCGCCAGCGCGGTCTTGCCCATCGATGGGCGGCCGGCGAGGACGATCAGGTCGGTGCTTTGCAGGCCGCCGAGCTTGGCGTCCAGATCGACAAATCCAGTGGAAAGCCCAGTGCGCTTGCCGTCTGCCGTAGCCCGCGCGTCCTCGAGGAAGGCGTTTGCAGCTTGGGCGAATGTCTTTGTTGGCTCAAGCTCTTGCCGACCATCTTCCGCCAGCGAGGAAAGCCGCGCTTCGATCTCCTCGATCAGAACCTGTGGGCTGATGTCATAGGAGGCCCGGCATGCGTCCTCCAGCATATCCTCGCCGATGAGGACCATGCTTCGCCTGGTGGCGAGATCCACCACGCTTTGCGCGTATTCGGTGACATGCTTGCGAGCCACCGCGTGGATGCCGAGCATACCAAGGTATTGCGGGACAGTGGTGGTCCTATCGACCTTCTCTGCGTGCTCAAACTCCGAAGCGAGCGTTACGGGGTTAGCAAGTCGGCCTGCCTTCACCGTCCGATAGATGCTGGAATAAATCGCCTGGTGCAGCGGGTCGTAGAAGTGGTCGGCGCGCAGGAACGGAACGTCCTCGAACGCATCATTCCAAACGAGCAGGCATCCGAGGACCGCTTGCTCGGCATCGAGGTTGTAGGGAACGCGCGCCGGCTCAACTTGTGGATCGGCTGTTGACGGCACGCTCTCTATTGTGTATCTTTGCATGTGTTGACCTTTCTGGTTAGGCCGTTCCACCGGCCGCCAACGCAAACCTCGGGCAGATCGCAAACCCCGTCCTGGCAAGGCGGGGTTTGCCGTTTCTACGCACTGCTGAGATGGGCTCCATTGCCGTTGATCTGGCGCAGCGGGGCGACGGCGACCTTGCGGCGCCCGCGCTGAACACGGCGCATCAGACCCTCGCGGGCGAATTCGGACTGCCACTTGCTGGCTTCGCTCTCCGAAACCCCCCACCTTGCCGCCAATTCTTCGTTGCAGAGTTCGATGTTTGCGGCCACCAGCTGCTGTATGTCCAACTTGGCCTCGGGCTTGGCGACTTTCCTGACACTGTCCGGAAAGTGTCGGCCGTTTTCGGAAGCTCGCGGACCGTGATTGAGGGACGTGACGGCAGGCTCGATCCGGTGCCGCAGGAAACCGTAATACCAAAGGCAAGCGTACTGGATGACAAGCAACGCTGCCGACGTGCCGCTGATGGCCCAGCTCCTGGCGTCGGCCTCGCGCAAACCCGTGATGCGGGCAATCGTTGTGGCTTGCCCATCGCCCACTGCGGCGAGCTCTCCGGATTGCAGCATGGAGATTTGCTTCTCCACAGCCTTGCCGACGTTCTCGACGCCGAGTGCGAAGGCCGACGCGACCCCGGTGGGCTTCTCCTTGCTCTTGGCTTCCTTGACCTTCTCGAGCGCCATGGCTTCGCCAGTGGTGTTCTTGGCCCAATCGACGAAGCTCTCTGCCACCTTGGCCGCCCGCTCTCTCGCCTGGGCCTGGCTCTCACGGTTCTCGCTCTGGAACCCGATGATGCCGGTGAAGGTCAGGACCATGCAGAGCATGGCGAACACGGCGGCGCCGGCCGCAGCTCCGCGCTCCTTGTTGGCGGAGCACGTGCCGGATGTGGACATGAGATAGGCGCCCCCGAGGTCGGCACCCACGAGGCCGATCAGGAAGACGGCCTTCTCGATCAGGGTGCGGCCCTGGCTCCAGCCGAACAGCCCGGTCATGGTGGCGCAAGAGATGAGCAACAGGACGCTGACCCAAAACAGGCCGCGCGCCTGGTTGCGGACCTGGCGCTCCATCCTCGAGGCTTTGGGCTGGACGCTCACGCGATCTCCATTCTTTCCGGCCAGCGGTGCTTCCTGCCCTTCGCGGGTTTTTTCCGGCCACCGTGAACGAGATCGATGGGCCTGGAGCCGCCAAATTTGGCACGCTGCAGCGTCGCTCGGATGTAAGCTTGGCTGCATCCAAGACGCTCTGCGATTTGCGGATTGCTCAGGCCAGCATCGTGAAGTTCAAGGACGCGCGGTTTTTTCGAAGGTAAGCGCGACATCACGCAAGCTCCTTGTCGAAGGCGGAGAGCGGCAGCATGGTCCTGATCTTGAGAGGCTTGCCGATCTGGGTGAGGTCGGTGGTGCGCCTTGGCTGGACGGCCGCCGCTGAGCGAGCCGCGTGGAACTCGCAATAGGAACTGCCGGGAATCCTGTGCTTGCCGCAGAAGGTGTAAGGGCCGTCCCCGTACGGCCAGCGGCAGTGGTGGCGATCCAGGTCCAGGAGATGGACGCGCTCGTGCTCGGGCACGTCGAGATCGGGGCCGGCTTGGATGGCCTCGCGCTCTGCGGCAATGGCCTTGCCCATGGCCATCGCAAGTTGCGCATGTCCAAAGACAAATCGCGATGGCCGCGGCGGTTTTTGCGTCCGCTTGCCAGAGCCACGACAGGCTTTGTATGTCTTGCGCTGCAGGGTGACGCGACCAGCAAGCCCCAGGCGATGCACCTTGCCGATCACTCCGTTGCGCGTGACATGGTGCTCTCTGCAACTCATTCGCATTGCGATCTGAGAGCAGCTGAGGCCGTCAGCCCAAAGCTTTTTCAGCGTCTCGACGCGCTCTGGTGTCCAGCTCACGGCCTTGCTTCCCTCAGTGGAGTTGGAAAACTCAAGGACGCAACTGGAACTGATGCCTTGGCGCGCGCCGGTCGCCTCGCGCCATGTGGGGTCGTTCGTTAGGGCGTCCCGGCCGCCCACCCCACACGGACCACGAGCACCAGTGTTCTGCGCGCCAAGGGCTTTGGCTCTGCAGAGCCTCGGCCCGGCTGGGAGCCGCTTCCCGAGCCTCGCTATAGAGCGGCGGGATGGACGTCGGTTCGGCATCCCGCCGATGCTGCGAGGGTGACGCGCAGAACGCTGATGCTTGGTGTGCGACGCAACTTCACGCAGACGTGATGGAACAGCAACGCAACAGGAACGAAACTTGACTGGATTTTGACGCTAACCTTGGTTACTATCTGCAACGTAAGATAGTAATGCGTCGGAAATCCAAGGTGTTACGCCGCTATAGCCTCACCAAAGAAGCTCTGGAGCCAAGCTGGCCCGCGATGCTGGCGAGCGTGTTCGTGGAGCTTGCGCCGCGCGGCAGTGGGAATGAGGCCACCCGTTCCGCCGCGCTCCGTTGGGATCATCCAACGGTAGACGTTGGTCCGGTTTCGCCCGACGATTTCCGCCACCGCGTCGATGCCCCTCCCAAGAGAACCGTTCTCTGCGGCTGCCTTGATGAGGCTGTAGGCAGGGTCGAGGTATTTCCGCTCGCTCATGCAGGCAATGTTGCAGAAACCGCAAGTTGCTGTCAAGCTACTTTGGGATAATCGCAACGCTCTAGTTGCGGTTTTCCCACGGTTGCGGCATTGTATGTCTCACCGTGTCGCGTATAGGACCCCCGTGATCAAGGTTGGGGGCAGCGCGCCATGGCAAAGCGGCGGAGGGGGTCAGCGGGCAATCCGCCCGAGCTGATGAAGTGGCTTCATGATTGCGTGAAGAAGAGAGGGAAGGAGTACAACCAAGCGGGGCTGGCTGCCGCTCTCGGCAGGAATCCATCACAGGTATCGCGTATGATGAAGAACCAGCGCCGCATCCAACTCGAGGAGGTGCGAGCCATCGCAGCCTACCTTGAGACTGAAGTGCCTGCTGAAGTTATTCAGCTATTCGGGCCGCGAGCAGAGAGCAACAACAGACGCAGGGCCCCGAGCAGTTCCTTGGGGGAAGAGGAGACAATGCCTCCCCGCGTCAAGATCGAGGCAATTATAGCGCCGAGCGTATGGCGAGAGTTGGGGGCATCCGTGGCATTAGCAGAACGCGTCCCGCCTTCATACGATCCACGCCTTGGAGGGATGCATCAATACGCCTGCAAGATCGAGGCTGACGGCCGCTATGTCATCTGCGTCCGCTTCGGCGACATTCGTCAGCATCCGCGCGCCAACGACACCGTGCATGTGCGGCGCACGCGGGGAAGCGTCTACGAGGACACGCTCCGCACCGTCCACATCTCCCGCGGCAAGATCGAATTGCGCCCCCTGAATGGCAAGGGGACTGATACGGCAGCCATTCCATACCCCTCCACCGATCCCGAAGAGAAGGTCGAGCTCCGCGGCGTCGTCGTCGGGTTTTTCACGCCCACCAGCTTCTAGGCCAGCTTTCCCCGTGGCCATTTTGTCACGTGGGCCCGCATTGCGCAAACATAATTGCGAAAGTCGCAAGTTCGTGCTTGACCTGAAATTGCGATAAGCGCAATATCCCTCCTGTCACCGAGGCGGTGGCCGTCTGCTCGTTCTGACGCTCCCCAACCCGCCACGACGACAGCGGCGATCGTCTCCCTCGATCTCACCGCCTCGGTGATCACCGGATTGCACGGAGGGACGGATGAATAGCATTGTGCGGGTTCAATCCTCGGCCTCGACCTTCACCGACGACGAGGGCCTGGACGAGTGGCCGGCGCAATGATCCGCACCCTTCTATGCGGCCTAGCGCTGGCTCTCTGGGCAATCGGCATCATGGCCTTCGGCTCCTCGCTCTTTCCCAACGGGATTTTCTGACATGGCTCCGAATCCACAAGCCCGCGCCCGCATGATTCTGGAGCTTTCGCGCGCCTATGCAAGAGCCGAGGCCAGAGCCTGCAACCCCGACCATGCCGCCCTCATCATTGAGCGGCTCTTGAGCGAGGCCGGCTACCGGATTTATCGCGAAGGCGGGAAGAAGAAACAGAAAGTAGTGGCGTCAGTCCCATCAATTCATCGGCAGCAAGAAAGGATTGCGTAATGGCAAGTAAACCCAACGGGAAAGAGAAGGCGGTGCTCGTAACGACGCAGCATCGCGGCGTGTTCTTCGGCTACGCGACCGAGACGGACGGTGCGACAATCAAGCTGCGAAGCGCCAGGAATTGCATCTACTGGCCGGCCAACCAGAAGGGTTTCCTCGGCCTCGCCAGCAACGGCCCAATCGATGGGGCGCGCATCGGCCCCGCCGCAAATATCGAGCTTCGCGACATCACCTGTGTCGCCGAATGCACGCCGGAAGCAATCGAGCGCTGGGAGAAAGCCCCTTGGAGCAGGTGATTCTCAGGGGCGAGCTGCCTAGCGGCTCCGGCTCCGGCTCCGGCTACGGCTCCGGCTACGGCTACGGCGACGGCTCCGGCTACGGCTACGGCTACGGCTACGGCTACGGCTCCGGCTACGGCTACGGCTCCGGCGACGGCTCCGGCGACGGCTCCGGCTACGGCTACGGCTCCGGCGACGGCGACGGCTCCGGCTCCGGCTCCGGCTCCGGCTCCGGCTACGGCTACGGCGACGGCTACGGCTACGGCTACGGCTACGGCTACGGCGACGGCTCCGGCTACGGCTACGGCTCCGGCGACGGCTCCGGCGACGGCTCCGGCGACGGCTCGAAAGAATATTGGGCCGCTTGCGCCGACGCTTTTGCTGAGCGCCTATCCGATGCCGCAAACTCCCGGCTGCAAAAACTACGCTCGGAGGGTGCCGTCATCGCCTACTGGATGTCCGACAAATTCGGCAGGCCCTGCAACGGAGGAAGAGGAAAGCCGGTCGCCGCAGGCACAGTCGAGAGCGTTCCCGGTCCCCTGCAGCTTTGTTCGCCGAATGCGCTCCACGCCACGCTGTTGCCGCCGAAGTGGAAGGGCGAACGGATGTGGCTTGTCGCGCTCAAGGGCGAGATTGCCGAGGACGGCGACAAGCTCGGCGCCTTGGAGCGAGAGATCATCGGAGAATGCCTATGAGTTCGGCCGAGCGGGGGGCCGAAGTGCGTGGCGTCGCAGACCCAGATGCGGGGGTTGGTCTCCGCTAGCGCACAACGGGGCGGCCGGGCTTCTCAGAGGGGCACTTGGGGGAGTCCGGCCGCCAACTCAAAACACTAGGGACACAGACAATGGACGACAATCAGCAGTTCTGGTGGATTGTGGCTCAGATCACGGCGCTGTGCATGATCGGGCCGATCTTTGGAGCTTTGTGCTTCGTTCTGGCAACGGGGAGGCTGCATTAGATGCTGTGGAAAATAGAAGTAGTGCCAGTATCTCATGGGCTGGAAGAGACGGGCTATGCCCATCGCCTAGTTAGCGAGGATGGGCATAAGATCACGGTGGCGCATCATCGACACAAAAACTACGACTACATTCATGTCGAAAAGCTTCCGTGTGGCGGTTGTCGCCGGACAGGATATGGCCCCAGAGCACCGGATTTAACGCCGCACCCCTATGCCGTAAAGATTGCTGCGGCTCTCAATAGTTGAGGAAGTCCATATGCCCAAGTTCATCATCTTCTACGATAGCGGGTTCAGCAACTCCAAGCGGGTTGTCGAAGCCCAGGATGAAAAGGACGCTTTGCGTATCGCCTACGCGGAGATGATGGAGGAATTCGAGAGCAATTCGAACTATGCGGCGATGCCTCTCACGGAAGAGGCGGCGAGGAAGCATGGGCTGGAGATGGAGAAGGCGTCGTGAGCGAGCTGATCGGCGGAACTGAGAAGACGGACGCACTACCAACCCAAGGCGAGCATGGTTGGTTCCTTCCGCGCCGATCTTTGACCGAGCTGGCTGCACAGAGCCTAGACAGGCTCATTGCGGAGGCGAACCAATCGCACATCTGCGATGTGAGGTTGCGCCTTGGCGGTGAGGACGTATGGCGGGAGGCCGACTGGATCAAGTATCTGCAAGGCTGGCCCGCATGACCAACGTCATCGCCATTGACGAGGGCCGCATCATCAGGGCCGCGCGCAAGCGCGAGACGCCCCATGATGCCATCATGACCAAATTCCGCGACTCCGTCGTCATCCTCCGCAGTCAGGGCATCATCAGAGAGCACGTCAAGGTGATCGCAGACAGAGGCGGAGCAGATGAGGCGGCGAAGTTTCTGCGCAAGCTGTTGGAAGGAGTTGGACGATGAGCGAAGCAGCGCAAGTGATCGAGGGCGAGGTCCATGCTCGGAAGGGCAAGGCCGTCGCCAAGCTCAAGGCCGAGGCGCCAGCTCCGTTGCAAGAGGGCGCCGCTCTGATCCAGGTGATCGAGCGTGTGGCGCTCAATCCGGCGGCCGACATCGACAAGCTGGAACGCCTGCTGGCAATGCAGGAGCGCGTCATGGCACAGCGCGCCAAGGCTGCCTATACGTCGGCGCTCGCCGAGATGCAGACAGAACTTCCCGTGATCGCCGAGCGCGGCAAGATCGAGATCGGCAAGGGCAACAAGGCTCAGACCTACGCGCTCTGGGAAGACATCAACGAAGCCATCAAGCCGGTCCTCGCAAAGCACGGCTTCGCGCTGAGCTTCCGCACTGGGCGGGACGCCGACAAGATCACCGTTACAGGCATCCTGAGCCATCGCGACGGGCATTCCGAAGATACCACGATGCACCTGCCGATCGACACCAGCGGTAGCAAGAATGCCGTCCAGGCTGTGGGCTCGAGCACAGCCTACGGCAAGCGCTACACGGCCGCAGCGCTACTCAACCTCACGTCTCGCGGCGAGGATGATGACGGCAAGCGGGCTGGCGCTGCTGTCGTGAGCGAAGAGCAGATCACCCAGATCCGCTCGCTCATCGTCGACACCAACTCCGACATCGGCCGGTTCTGCGCCTACTTCAAAGTGGCGAAGTTGGAGGACTTGCCAGCCGCCGCATTCGATCGCGCCGTCGCCGCCCTACAGAAGAAGGCAAGGACATGAGCATCCAGCGCACAGATGAATGGTTCGCTGCGCGTCTCGGTCGCGTCACGGCTTCGCGCGTGGCTGATGTGGTTGCCAAGACCAAAACGGGTTGGGGCGCATCGCGCGCCACCTACATGGGCGAGCTGATCGCCGAGAGGCTGACTGGGGTAGCCGCTGAGAAGTACGTCAATGCCGCGATGAACTGGGGCACTGAGACGGAGGAGCAGGCCAGGGCCGCCTATGCCTTCCACAAAGACGCGGAGGTTGTCGAGGTCGGCTTCATCCCGCATCCGCGCATTGTCATGAGCGGCGCCTCGCCTGACGGCATGATTGGAGATGATGGTCTCGTCGAGCTCAAGTGCCCGAACACGTCAGGGCACATCGAGGTTCTGCTGGGGCAGACCATCCCCAACAAATACCTGCTGCAGATGCAGTGGCAGATCGCCTGCACTGAGCGCAAGTGGTGCGACTTCGTGAGCTTTGACCCGCGCCTCCCTGAGAGCATGAGCCTGTTCGTCCAGCGCGTCCCGCGCGACGACAAGCTGATTACAGAGTTGGAGAAGCACGTCGCGGACTTCCTTACTGAGCTTGACGCCAAGATCGCCCAGCTCAGTGAGCGCTACGAGATCAGGAGGCAGGCCGCATGATCACCCTGTCGTCGGCGACGATAACAGAACTCCAGGCCGAAAGCTCGCGCCTGCAGTCTCTGATGGCGCAGCTTGAGACCAATCTCGCCGACGCTAGAGCGAGTCTCGGCTCCGTTCGCGCTGAGTTGGAAAAGCGTCTTCGCCCAGCGCCGGAGCCTCGCATATCGGACCACGCCATCCTGCGCTTCTTGGAGCGCGCAATGGGTATCGACGTTGCGTCCATCAAGAAGCGACTTCTGAGCGACGACGTGCGGGAAGCCATAAAGGCTGGCGCATCTGCGGTGATCGTTGATGGAGTGAGGCTGAAAGTTCAGGACAATACAATCGTCACGGTCATGGATAATTCGCCAAGGCCGCCGAAGAGGCTGCTGGATCGAGCACGCGAGCCCGACGATGGGCCGTCCATTGAGGACGGATTGCTTGAATACTACGAAGAAAAAGGACTGACGCCATGATGCCCGAGCCCAACAGCAAGCCGAAGCAGCTGACGGCCTTTGAGCGCATTCGCGTCATTCGCGAGTTGGCGCGGGACGGCTACGGCTATGAAGATATAGCCATCCTCGTCGGCCTACCGAAGGCGACGGTGCGGCCGTTCGTGATCCGGGAGCGGGTGAAGTAACTCACGACAGAAAGGACCAGACCAGTGCAGAAAGCGCTTGAACATATGTCTTATGCAGAGCTGCAAGAACTGGACGAGAAGATTTCCAGGACGAAAGCCACCAAGAAGGGCGGCCGCTCATCCAAGGCCGTCTCTGACAACATCACGCGACGCATGAAGATCGGCGGCGGCAAGGTCGTCGATGGGCTCAAGCCGATTGAGATCAGGATCACCAAGGATGACGTGAGAGCGGGGGCGCTGAAGAGCGCCAGCGCATGCGCAGCGGCACGCGCACTCTGCCGCGAGGGCTTCACCGAAGCGCGCGTTCATGCTGGTCGGACCTACGTCAAGCAGAAGGACGGGACGTGGCTGCGCTACCAGACCACACCAGCATTGCGATCCGAGATCGTCGCCTTTGACCGGGGGGGCAAGTTTGAGCCCGGCACATACCGGCTAACGCCTATCCAGCCGAGCCAGTCAATCGGCGCCCGCGCCAAACGCAAGGGCTACAACTACACCAAGAAGAGTAGCAGCGGACCAAAGCGCAAGAACCACGTCACGACTGGCATCCGATCGCGGTTCCTCCCAGATTGAGCGCCATGAGCATCTGCCCGCATTGCGGCTGCGAGATCGAGAAGCGTCCCCGGTCGCTTCAGGATCATAGGAGACTGTTCGGCCTCCTGCGGGCAGCCTTCATGCACTGGCCGGAACGGCACCCGTTCCAGCCGACCAGCGAAGAACACCTAAGAGCATGGCTTCTGATAGAGGCGGGACACCACGATGTCGAGTTCATTGCGTATCCTGATGATGCAAGCGAGGCGGTCAAGGCTCTATTCCGGCTGGCCATCGAGGCGACGCACGCGGCGTGTCATCGCAAGAGAGGCTATGCGTCTCTTCGCGTCAGCGCTGGCGGAGTGGAAGTCTTCACAGCAAAGAGCATCAACTGGAGCCAGGTCTCGCAAAGGGAGTTCGGCCCGATCCGGGACGCCATCCAAGACATCATCGAGACTGCACTAGGCGTCAGCGCCGAGCAGCTGCTTACAGAGAGGGCGGCATGAAACTCGGAGGGACGGGAGACTTTCCGCGCGGAAAGCTGCGCGATGATGACGAAGGCGGCCTGCGCATCGGCATCGCCGTCCGCGATAAGACTGTCATTATCGCGTTCGGCAAGCCAACGGCGTGGATCGGTATGGATAAGGCTGCCGCATTGGAATTTGCGGCTACCATCAAACGTCGCGCCGAGGAGATTAAGTAACCATGCGCTGCTACATCTTCGACATCGATGGAACGCTGGCGGATTGCTCGCACCGGCTGCCACATATCCAGAAGACACCCAAGGACTGGCGATCCTTCTTCGCGGCGTGCATTGACGATAAGCCAATCACGCACATTATCACGCTTGCGCAGCATTTAGCCGACGCGGGAGCGGTGATTGTCTATGTCTCCGGCCGAAGCGACGAAGTGCGCGAAGAAACTGTTGACTGGCTTTACCGTCACGGCGCTCCTGGTGGCTCGCTCTACATGCGCAGGGCCGGAGATCATCGCAACGACGATGTGCTGAAGGCTGAGCTATTGGCAGCAGTTAAGGCAGATGGGTTCATACCCATAATGGCCTTTGACGATCGTGATCGCGTTGTCGCGACTTGGCGAGCTAATGGAGTTCCGTGCGCGCAGGTTGCGGATGGAGACTTCTGATGACCTCCCATCCCCTCGCCGGCACCCGCGTCCGCATGAATGAGAAGGGCAAGGCCGCCACCTTCAGATGCGGCGACGGCCGCCAAGGCATTCTGGTCGGCGAGAACAAGACCGGCTCATGCTGGATCGTGAAATGGGACGGCTACAAGAGCACTACCAAATTGCACAAGAGCTTTGTCGATGTGGACGCGGATGCTCCGCCTCCGAAGACAAGGCCAGCCGTCGAATTCGGATCGGGAAAAGCAAGGGCGAGGACATTCACATATGGAGGTCGGCCATGACGCGACCCATCAAAGTCAATCCGCCCATTCCTGGCATGCGGCCGCACCCCGGTTTCCCGCAAGGCAAGGAGCTAGACGTACTTGTCAAAGCGCGGGATGTGGAGGTCCGCATTTATCTTCCGCAAAGGCTACCTAATGAGAAACTTCCATGAGCCCCTTCGACCACGACCGCCGCCATTCCATCACGCCCCTGCGTTTCGCGAAGATATTCGCCAGGGCTGACGGGCGCTGCCAGGGCCCCTGCAAGCGCAAGCTCGGTCCCGGCGACAGATACGACGTTGACCACATCATCGCGTTAGAGCGTGGCGGCACCGACGACGACGACAACCTGCAAATCCTCTGCGAGGGCTGTCATGCCCTCAAGACAAGGGACGATCACGGCGAAAGCGCCCACATCAAGCGCAGCTATGCCAACCATGTAGTGCCGAAGGCTTATCGCAGATCGAGATCGTGGGGAAGGCGATGAGCAAGAGAGGTCGCCCAGCCAAGGGATGCGAGCCGGGGCCTCGCGTGCCGTTAAGTCTGCGCGTGACGCCAGAAGCAAAACGGCGGCTAGACGCTGCCGCAACTCTTAGCGGCAGATCGCAAAGCCAAGAGGCAGAAATCCGCATTGAGCAGACGTTCTGGCTCGAAGAGCTGATCAAGGCTCGCCTTATCAAGATTCGCGTCCCTGCTGGGTCGAGGTCATAGGAGCGGAGATGACGATCATTCTGCCGCCATGGGCGTGGCTACTAGCGCTCGTCATCGCCCTCAATAGCGCGATCTGCTTCTGGCAGGGCATGCGCTTCGAGCGCGACCGCCAGCGGCGCAAGCCCGATAGGCCCCTCACCATCGACGACTGGCCCCGCCCGACTGGCGAAGTCTACACCCCAAAGCATGATCTGGATGTCCCTGGATGGGAGGCAAAGCCGTGAGCGAGATGGTGGAGAGGAGGGGGCGCACATATACCGTTCAGGAGATCGAGGATTTGCGAAGAGCAGTCGATAACAAGTTCCTGTTTGGATCGTACAAGATAAGGACTGTCGGGAATACAAGCCGTCCCTACCACGAGGCTGACAAGGTGGTTATCGTCGAGGAGAAAGTCCGCACCTTCATGCTTGCGGGGTTGACTGCCGATGACCTGCGAAGATCAGAGAGCGAATGAGAATCATGATCTTCGCCGCTCTTGCCGTGGCTTTCACTTCCGGCCTCTGCCTCGGTTTGGTCTGGGGCTACGCCGTCAGGGCGGGCGTATGAAGGAGCTATGCGATGGCTGATCTCGAGCGCCGACCTTACACTGTCCAGAGGCTTGCAGAGCACTGGGAATGCTCCCAGGAAACCATCTATGCTCTGATCCGCAAGTTCGTCGCGGGCGAGCCCGGCGGACTGCCAGCTTTCACTATCGGCGGAAAGCTGTGGCGCATCAAGGCGGAGGTCGTCGAGCAATGGCAAGACAATGGCGGAAGTATGAGGTCGGGAAGTACCGACTCGGAACCCTCTTCAACCCCAAGATCGGACAACCGGAAGCCGTCGTCGTCTGGAAAGACGGCGACGGGCCACACCGACGACGACTTGGTGTCTTCAACGAGACAGAGGGTCGAATCGCGCTTGATCGCTTCGTTGGCAACCTCGCAGCGCTGAAGGGCCGCGACGGGCTGACAGTAGGCATGATCTGGGAAGAGTATGTCGCCGACCGCGCCAAGGACGGCAAGCTAATCGCCGTGTTCCATGACAACTGGAAAGCCCTCAAGAAGCGTTTCGAGGGTATGCGGGTCGCCGACATCACCGATGATGTCTGCCGCGACTACGCCCGCGAGAGACTGGCCAACGGCCGCACGATCACCCGCAAGGGCCCTGACGGCAATCCAGAGGCGGTTGTCCTCAAGATCGGCGTCGGCACCGTATGGACAGAGTTGCTTAGGCTTCGATCGGCGCTCAACTGGGCCTTCGATCGCGAGCTGATCCACCGCAAGAAACACATCTGGATTCCTCGCAAACCGGACCCAAAGAAGCGCCCCCTGACGGTCGAGGAATTCTTGCGCCTGCGGGAAGCCTGTCAGAATACGCCGCATCTGCGGTTGTACGTGATCATCGCCCTCACAACCGCCGGCCGCACCGAGGCCATTCTTGAACTCATTTGGACGAAGATTGACTTCTACGCCTGGACGATCGATCTCAGGGCTGAGAAGGGCCAGGAGGTCGACCCGCTGAGCAAGAGGGCAAGGAAGGGGCGAGCCCTTGTGCCCATGACTGAGGAGGCACGCGCAGCGCTTCTCGAGGCCAAGAACGGCGCCCTGACGGATCATGTCATCGAATGGGACGGCAAGCCCGTCAAGAGCATCAGGAAGGCATTCGCAGCTGCCGTGGAACGCGCTGGCTTGGGAACCTACGAGCCAGATCCCACGCGCCCCGGCAAGCAGCGGTTTGTGACCGACGTGACGCCCCACACGCTGCGCCACACGGCCGTCAGCTGGGCGGAGGAGGAAGGCTATCCGATGGACTTGATCTCGCGCCTGGCGGCCCATGGCAGCCCGGATGTGACGCGCCGCATCTATGCCAAGCCAGGAGTCGACGTGCTCAGGCCGGTTGCAGCGGCAATAGATCGCAGACTGCAAGGGTTGCCGGCGCCACCTGACGCGGTTGCGGACGCCAAGATCATCAACCCTGAGACGCAAATTGACTAGCGTCTAGTTCTTGGAACTGGGAGCACTTCGTAAAGCGCGCCGCAAGTCATTGAAAAGATGGTGGGCGGTGAGAGGATCGAACTCCCGACATCTTCGGTGTAAACGGGGTGCTCACATCTCACGATGCTGGAATATCATGGAGTCTGGCTGCGATTACGTCATGAATAGGCGCGTTTGTTCAACCAAAGTTCACGCCCAGTCAGTTCGCGAAACATAGGAGCGCTTCGTATAGAGATGTTGCAGCAACCCAGCCGCGTCCGTGAACTCATGCGCTCTCCTCGCGGATCATCGGGTCGATCCCTGCGTCGCCGAGCAGCTTCTCGGCTGCGTTTAACGCTTCATTCTCTTCGTCCGTCTTGCCGTGAAAAGACGCGTTGCTAACAACAACGATTGCGCGCAGCGCTCATCGCATCGCCTCCGCGCGTCCATATGCCTCGATGCGCTCCAGTACAGCCACGCGCTCGACGGGGTTCATGTCATGCAGTCGCTTGGCGAGGCCGGGAACCTCGCTCTCTCGCTCTGCCGCTTCGGCGATGATCGCCTGCCATGCCAGCGGCTCGATATCTTGAGGACGCTCGCGCGATAGAATGCGCTCACTATTGAGCGCATCCCAGCCGGCCCAGCATACGAGCGACCATTCGGTGTCGGTGAGGCTCGGCATCGCCGCCTCGGTCACGCGACCCAGTCGCTCGATGACCTCGCAGAGGCGCGAGGACAAGGATCGCTCTGTCAGTTTGCACCCCTCCCGCTCGCGCAGGAGGGGGCCACCCAAGTCGATCTGGGCACGCTCACGAGACATCGCGCGCCTCGAACCGCTCGGACCCGTAGGTGCTGAGGGCGGACATATCGACCCGAGATTTTGCCGCACGTTCTTTTGCGGTGAGCGCGCGGCGCGAACCGTCCGCCAATTCGGCGTACCATTTACCGGCGCGCACATAGCGGTAGCCATTGCCGCGGATGATGTGCCGCGGATACTCGCGGCCGATTGCTGCGAGGCCAAATTCGCTGGCGAGATTGCCCATCTCGGCAGCAAGCTTAGCGCGATCCGCGCGATAATCGCCGATATAGCTGGTGGTGAGATGCATCGTCATTTTGTCCTCCATCTCGACCGCGCTCTCTGAGCCGGTATCCTTTGGGGCCGGGCCAATCACGGCCTGACAATGCCCAATATACATGACTCCCCGGTCGCGTCAAGGGGGTCAAGTATATAATTCCCATTGTTATCACATAAGCGTGCGGCGAAGTCCGGTCGTCCTGGCCGATCTTCACGCCATGCCGGTTCTCATCGGCGCGCGGGATCAGCGTGCGGCGGAAATCGTCAGCCGCCTGCAAGTCCTCTATCGGGCGGTCCGGTTTCTGGTCTCTGCCGGTCACGGCGGGCTCCTCAAGATTGCGTTGATTTTTGAAAATCTGCGACTGCCGCAGCGTATCCCGCGCGATAGGTTCGGAGCAGCAAGCATTCCTCGTGGCACACTTCCATGTGCACCTCATCGCTCGCGTGGCATCCGCTGATT